CTAAGCCGCTTCTTGTTTCTGTTCTATCCAACCTTCGACGGCCTTTAAACTCCAAAGGCGCTTACAACCGGCCGGTGTCACCGGTTTTGGAAAGCCTCTTTTTTTCATGTGTTGTTCTAAAGTGCTAATAGATACACCTAACAATTGAGTTATTTGCTTAGCGTTTACCATACGGCTTTGAGTTAATTCAGTAATGTTCATGCTGCTACCCCTATATTAATGCTATTTGTTGATCGAATACCGCGCTTAAATCGAACGCGAAGAGTTTCATTGGTGTAAGTTGGTGTGAACAGTACAAAGCAAGATGCGAAGTTCACGCCTGATTTTTTGGTTTTACCGTCAGACTCAAGGAATGGGTACCGGCCATCGGGTTCATAAACAACACTGGCTTTCCCCTCGACATATTGTTCCCACCACCCTGTGCATGGCTCAAACGGTATCAACATCATCCCACTTGTTTTAAAGAATGACTTTTGAACATATGCCCAAGTTAAAAATGCTAACTTGCTGTCAAAAGGTGGATTACACCACCAATCATCAAGCCAAGGTGTTATTAGCGCATTTTCATGCTCGCTGAAAAACACACTACATTTTTTAGTTAACTGTGTTGCAGCAACGTCAATCTTGAATTTACGTCCGTATAGCGCTTGAGCATCGGCAAAACATTCAGGTGTGGTGGCCCAATAGTTTTTTTCAGCTTTTTTGGTTGAGCTATTGATTAATATTGGCATTTTGCCCCCTATGCTTTGACTTTTTACGCTTCCTTTTATGTTTTGATTTTGATGGTTTACAGCTTGAGCATTTACGCGGGAATCCAGGTTCATCGCCATCGATAAAGCCAGCACAACCCTCACATAAAAAACCTTCCATAATTTGTTCAACAATCTCACCCATTAGTATTTAACCTCGACGTTTGGTACCTTGCCTTGAGCTAGGACTTTGACCGTATTTCTAGCATCAAGCAAAGTTAAGCCGGCAGACTCAACCAACGCATTAACAATTGCATTATTAATCTGTTTTCTATGCTCAACGTTTGCTTTTCTCTGCTTTTCTTCGGCCTCAACCCGCACTTGCTCTGCGGCTTCTTGCTCTGCTTTTTGCTTAGCTTCACGCTCAATACGGGCGCGGGTTTCTGCTTCGGCTTGCTCAGCTTTAAGTTTGGCCTGCTCAGCCTCACGTTGTTGTTGCGCTAATTTTTCTTCCGCATCACGTTTAGCTTTGGCTTCAGCTTCAATGGCTCGCTTTTCAGCTTCTTCTTTCTCACGATTTGCTCGCTCGATTGCTTCTTTATGCTCACGCTCGGCTTGCTCTTTAGCTTCTCGTTTAAGTCGCTCATCGCGTTCAGCCTTAGCCTTGGCTTGAGCCTCTTTTTGCAACCGAAGTTGTTCAGCTGCCTGCTCTTCTTGTTTGGTCAAAAATTCTATGTGGCCATTCAAGACGGTGATCGCTTCATCTTTTGCTAAGGCTGCATCTGCTTTAAATTCTGCAAATGAATCATCAATTACAATTGCCAATAAATCTTCAAGCGCTTTGCGCGCCTGCACTGAATTATCGTGAGAGATAGCCTTGGCATGTTTAATATTAGATATTTTGGCTTCAATATCAGTAACCCGTTCTTTCTCAGCGTTTTCCCAATCTGTTAAGGGCTTGCGCACTTCTTCTTTAAGCGCATCACATGCACGAACAAATTCACGTAATTCAGCCTCAACAACTTTTGGCAGAGCTTTAATTTCTTTGAGATATTCACGACCTGGCTTTTCTACTGCTGTTTTACTTCGCGACACTTGTGCTGCCAAAGATTTGATGCGTTTACGTCCTGCCGCGGTTTCGATATCTGGAACCTCGCCAGAAACTTGTTCACGAATATGATCTAGGAATGACGCTAAACCATCTTTTTTGAAAATTTGCGGGGCGTTCGAATGATCGATCGCCTCAATTTCAATAGATAAAGTCATATTATGCCGCCTCTAAAGTGTTGTTGTGATCTTTACAAAGTGATTGCAAAGTCTTTTGGTAAGCTGGGTACCCGTTTAGCGCTGACAAATATTTTTTAAATACCTGGTTTAACTCCCCTCGTGTTTTTGCAGATAGGACCAATTTTTCAGCTTCTTGCAATATCTGCATCGCGGTATCATCATCTAGTCCAAAATCATCGTCTTCTGGTTGCTCACTCTCAGTCGATTCTGGTGCAGAAAACTCATGGTTATTTGTACCCGCCTCTGCTTCTGATTGATTATTTACTTTTCCTTGGCCCGCCAAAAAGCCTGTTAAGTCTTTTGCACTATTCCCTGTACTTTGCGGAGTAACATCACGCTCGTAAGGCCGAGCTGTTTCTTCCATTTCATCAGGGGTATAAACACCGAGTAACACGTCAGGACAATGCATTCGTGCCCAAATACGCGCAGCGGTATATGTGATTTGGACCTTAGGATTTGTCGCCCAATATGTGCTAAAACGAGGGTGACATTGAGCGAGATAAACATGTTCAACCCGTGGTTCATCCTCACCAATAATATGTGCGCTAACTGTCACACCAAGGCCCTGCTCGTCTCGCGGGTCCCAACCAATAGCTGCGTACTCTTTACCCGACTGCCCCTTTTTTAAAACATGCTTGTTCAATACCTTATTCCAGTCTCCAAAGTGCTCAAAACGTAGCCGCTCTTTCACTGGCGCATTACTAGCGATAACAGCGTTCACTAATTGCCCCTCATAGACCAGTTTACCGCCAATCGTTGCAGTTTTTTGAGCGACAGCAAACGGGTTCATTTTCCATTGCGCAGCCTGCATAACTAGAGCAAAACAATCAGCTGGATTATTTTTTAAGTGGTCTGGCACTGTGCTTTTGCCCGAAGCCATTAGACGCGCAACATTATCAAGTGCTTGCATCATATTTGGATTAAATAGCAAACTTTGCATTTCAGCCTGGTTCACTACTGTTATATCTTGTGTATTTTGATTAGCTAGTTCCATAATTAAGCCACCTCAGCCAGTGATAATTTTTGCTCGGTTTTTTTGCGCGCCCAGGCAGGACGCTCTATGGTTTCTATTTCATGCCAGTTGCCTGATTTTAGGTGGTGGGCATATTTGTTAAGACTTAACCGATATTCGGAGCGGCCATCGTGTTTATCCTGTTCATCAAGCATAAAAACACGCACCGGATAACGGCCGCATTCAATAGACGTACTGACCACTAGAAATACAAATAGTGGCTTTTTACCGAAGTGAGCTTCGTAGCCATCCGTATAGTATGAGTCTTGCTTGTGATAGCCGTACTCACTCACACTACCGATGAATGATTTAAAAGAGCCTTCAATATCACCGCATGTTTTAACGTCCAATATGATGTTGTGTTGTTCATTCATCCAATCGGGGCGAATACGACACATTAGACCTGTCTCTGGGTCTTTCCAAAATATCGACGCTTCAGTCACACCGCCATCTAAACCTAAAATTGCCGCGGCGTCTGGATGAGCCATAACACTGCCGACCATCAGCTTAATCTTTCGAGCTTCATCATGTGTCACAATTACTTTGCCTTTTGCTGACTCAGCAAACTCGGCAGCTTTAGCTTTACCCTCTTTAGTACGTCGATCTAGTTTAGGCTCTGTAATGTATTCCTTGGCATACCGCTCAGGCTCTAGCAATGCACAGTGAAAAGCTTTACCAAAATCCAGTGAATCCGAGTTTTCATCATCTACTGGTGCCGACTGCTGCCATTTTGCTAGCGCAGCGGATTTATCTACCAAATCTAACGTCGACTTACTAATAGCATTTGATTTGTGGTAATCGATATCACTAACGTCAAAGTAGATACCAGGCTGGGGGTTATTTAAATCAAGCATGTGATCCTCCGATATTCAGGGCACGATACTTTTCAACGGTATCGAGCATAAGGTTTATTTGTTCAGGTAGTTGCTTGTTGTGTTCATCATCAAAAGCGTGGACAAAGCAAGATGCTTTAAACACATTTCGATATGTTTCCCTATCGGTGATGTTTATCTCAGCCTCACCATTTCTAAGCGTTAACGAGATTAAATAGCGGAACTTTTTCCCTGGCATTGAGTAAGGTTCGCTTGCACCGACTACGCTAATCATTCTCTCAACTAGGCTTGCTAAATTATCTTTCATGGTTAACTCCCAAGGCCCGTAGCTCTTTGTCTATCAATTCCTCAGCAACGCCAAGTTGATACAATGCACTTCTTGCTGAAAGTTCTATTGTCCAAGCGCCTAGCATGATTGAAGTTGTTGGCCCAACATCCTTAACAAAAAGGATTTTTAACCGATCATCTCGCAGCCTCAGTACAATGCGATATGGTGCCTCCATCAGGCGGCGTTTTCTGGCAATATTATTGATTGCCTCATTGATCCATGCGTCCGGTTGCCCAAGGTCGCACTTTGCGGTACTATTTTTGTAAGTGAACATGAATTTGGTCCTGTTTACTTTCGGTACATACGGGCGGCTACTCGTATGTACCATCTAATTTAATTTCCAACGCTTTACGCGCTTGCCCAAAAAAATCGTTAACCAGCTTTTCAATTTCATCTCGATTATCCGAGTACAAAAGAGCCAAACCAATAAACTCATTAACTTCCTCATTCCCAACGATTTCTATTAAATCCGCACCACTCTCAACCGTCTCTTGCGCTGCTTCATCAAAAGAAGCGTATTGAGGTTTGAAAACGTAAAACGGACTACGAGGATCGTTGTCAAACATCCGAATATCATCTGGGTAGTTGTTCATCGACTTTCCTAAGAGTTAAGTAAACCATGCATAAAATGTAAGCCAACTTTACAATATAGTCAAGTTAGATTTACTTAAAATATAAAGAAAACTTTACTGGGTGGATTTGTTTTCTGGGATTTAATTGAAAAGAATTATTTTAGGAGTGATTTAGATCGCTTTTTGAAACAAGGAATGTAATACGAATTAGTAAATTTTAAGTGGCGAGTCGAGATTATATATGCGTATAAGGAAAGATAAGAGTAAACCTAAGATCTTATTGTCAATTTAGTCAAACCTATTGAGGCCCCATTTACTGCTTGCTTGGTGGGCTTTAGACTTATCATACAATCTTAAAAGAAACCAAGACAAGCAGATTAGAAGTCCTTTTTCAAAAAACGTCCTTTACTATATTAAAAATAAAAAGCTGCCGACCAGAAAACTTTCCCAATAACTTTTATGTCTTCCAGCTCTGAACCTTTATATGTTTCATCTGGATGCTCGTCACTGTTGAAACTCTTGATCCTTAATCCACCAGGGACACGATGTAAAACTTTAACACGCAACAAACCAGAATGATCGATGGCATACATTTTTCCATCCACGACCTGAGTTTTGGATGTGTCAATTCCTACGGTCGAACCATTCGGGAGAATAGGCTCCATACTATCGCCATTGATCTGTACACAAGCTGCGTTACTCGGATCAATATTGTGTCTTTTTAATGTTGATTTTGAAAATCGTAATTTAAATCCGTTGTCTTCACGTACCACTTCGCTGCCAATACCTGCGCTTAACTCTACCTCTTTAAAAAATGGGAGCTCTACATCATCATCATTCAGAGGTGTTCTGCTGTCCCAAGTTTCAAATTCACCTAACACCCCACCTTTATCGTTATGTTGGCTTGGTTCATTTTCGCTGCCTGTTAACAAATAGGCAGGGGTAACCCCTAGCGCTTTCGCTAGTTTAAAAAATTTGTCCGACTTAATTTCAATGTTCGGATTATTTTCCCATTGAGATATAGCCGAATGTGAAACACCTACTCTCTTACCTAATTCATGTATAGATAATTTGAGCTGCTTTCTGCGGTGTCTAATTCGTTCACTTTTATTCATAGTAAAGTTAGCTTAACACAATATTTTGTAAAGTTATCTTGATTTATCATTAATTATTATTTACCTTATATAAAGCAATCTTTACATAGAGGGTTTTATGAAAACGTCCACCGCAATAGCTTTTTATGGTAATGCCACAAGGTTAGCCGACGCATTAAAAGTAAGCAGACAGGCTATCTCTCAATGGGGTGAAAAAGTTCCCCCTCTTCGTGCATACGAATTAGAACGCCTAACTAATGGCAAATTAAAGGCGGTTGAAGAGTTAGCCGACTCTGACGCTGCTTAAAAACAACAAGAGGACCAAACCATGTCAACAAACAAACGACTTATGTCATTCAAACGTGAAAATGCGATCAAATTAAGCGTGAATGACTTCGACGAAGAACGCATCAACCGCATTAGTCGGCAAATTGGTGAGCGCAAAGCAACAACTGCATACCGACTACTCCAATTAGCGTTAAATACGATTGAAGCTGACGACCCTAATTCTGTTTCAAGCATAAAGCTTGAGCTAACCAAGTGAAGCGACAGTTAAGTACCGAGAAGTAGAGGTTTTAATGATAATCGAGGTAAGTATGAAAGAAATCGATAAATTAAAGAGATACGCAGTCATGCAGGGGGTATCAGCCGATGAAGCTGCTAGTATCCTAATTTCTCAAAAAGCACGTGAAATGGAGTCTTCGTTAAATAAAAACGGCAGCAATGTTTATCGACTGGTTGATTACCGCAGACAGGGTATTCCGGATCCAGCCGCATGATCGAAGAATTCACAGATAATCAACAGCAAGTGATCGGCTTGCTGCTTGAGGGAGATAATACACGCAGGCTTACGCGTGACGAGATCACTGTGGCCTGCGGTTTTCAAACTATCGCATGTACTTCTGGTGTTTTAGGTCAATTAAAAACCAAAGGGATCGTCGTTAAAAGCGGCGGGCTTTGGCGTTTGACCGGTAATTATTTACGCGAAAGGTCCTTAAAAGATCCGAACAGTACCATAGAGTTAAGCCGTAGCGACCCCAGCGACCCACGACTGCAAATTGATACCTTACAGTCACTATCTCGGCTAATGTCAGATGATATTGCCGCGGTACTTGATGCCGTCTGTAAAAAGTTAGAGGCCGTTTAATGTATCACGCTGAATACGATGCCCTGTTTAACGTAGACGATCTCTCTGTGAAAGATTCGCAGAGGGTTATCTATATGTTGTTACGCAGGAGAATGGACAACAAAACTTGCATCGTCGGTGAAAAGCACGCCATCAATTATCAATATTTAATTGAGCACAGTGAATATAAGCCATTACCCGGAAGCAAAGACAGCGCACGTAGATTTAGCAAAGACCAGGTGAAACGGCTACTTGCTTCACTTGTTAGTCGCGGTTGGATCACGCCTCTGCACGACACTAACAAAGTAAAATCAAGAATGATTTTTTTAATGGATTTAGCACAAGCTGAAAAAAACCGTCTCTGTGAGGAGCGCCACTTGAGCGCCACGAGAACACCGCCACAGAAAAAACCTCTGAAAGCCCCGTCAGAATCGGGCGTTAACAAATTAGCAACGCCAGTTGAGCGCCACAAGGGGAGCGCCACACATCTAAATAATCTAAATAAATATATCTATAACGCGCGTGAGGTTTTGCTCACTCAAGAATTTGTAAATATTGCTCACTTGGTTGGGTATCACCACGACCATGAATCACTAAAAACCGAATTAGAAATATTTCTGGCACATAAAAACAATCGCCACAAAACGCAACCGATCAACGATTGGGCTATGGACTGGCGAGCGTGGTGTGCGATGGCCAAAAAGTATCAACGGGGGCTAAATGAAAACAGTCACAGCCAAAAACGCGATGAACGTGATCGGATCTCAAGACAACTCGAAGATCCAGAATACGCATTCAGAAACTTTTGACGAAACTGGAAAGGCGTTGACGATCATGTTCTTCAGCAAACTTAAAACCGTTTACGGTAAAAAATTTGAGATCCAATTTGGTGGTGAACGAGCACTACAGCAAGCTCGGCGTGAATGGTATTCGGAAATATCAAAACTGACACCTGAATCAATAAACCTAGGTTTTGAGCAACTGAAATCAAACCTTGTTGAAGAAGACCCAAATTACGAATGGCCAGAGGTGTCAAAAGTGATCGCACTTTGCCAGCTGAACCAGCTAGACCAGAATCTGCCAAGTTTAGAACAAACCATTGCAGAAATCATTCAGCGCAACGGACGCTACCGCGGTGAAAATTTTGAGTACAGCCATCGACTGATCGAGTTGGTTGCACAAGATTGCGGACACTTCGTGACCCGTGAACCCTCCGATAAATTTGAGCGAAGAGTTAGAACCTCTCATAAGAAATGGGTTAAACAAGCTCAAAAAGATGGTTTACCGCAACGCAGAGCTGCTTTGGAGTTGAAGATCGTGGAAACACCCGCGTTTGAATATTCAAACGCTCAGAATCCGTTTCAAGCGCGAATTGATAAATTGAGAAAAAACCAACAAGGGGCTGAATGATGGAAGGTTATTTTTTGCGTGTTCCGCAGGGCTTAGTCCCCGAAAACGATGAAACAGCCGAAGCCATTAAAAAACTAAAAGTTGGCAATGTGATCAAGGTTGAATTTAAACAACCGCGCAACTACGAGTTTCATAAGCGTTTTTTTGCCCTGTTAAAAATTGGCTTTGATCACTGGGAACCGCCTGAAAGTCTCTATAAAGGTTTACCAGTGCAAAAGAATTTCGAGCGCTTTCGTAAAGACGTGACGATCAGCGCAGGTTATTACGAACCGGTTGCCAACATACGCGGCGAAGTACGTGCAGAAGCTAAATCAATCAGCTTTGCAAGGATGACTCAAGACGAGTTTGAAAAACTCTACAACGCTGCGGCAAACGTCCTTTTGCAAAAAGTTCTGATCAACTACACACGACCAGATCTTGATCGTGTTGTAGAAACTTTGTTGAGGTTTTAATGAGTTTAATTAGTAAAAAATTAAGGGCCTCGGCTAAATATCAATCTTGCCAGGTCCGTATACCTAGTATCTGCAACCACAATCCTGAAACAGTAGTTTTGGCACACATCGGAAGAGATTCCGGTATTGGCCAAAAAGCTGATGATCTCCACGCGACATTTTGCTGCTCTGCTTGTCATGACGTGATAGACGGTAGAGTTAAGCAATCAATATTCACCATGAACGAAATAACTTTGTTTGCATGGGAAGGCGTACAAAGAACACAGCGAATTTGGTTAGGGCTGGGTTTGATTGAGGTGGCCAGTTGAATATTTATCCAATCACACCCGTCGGAAAACCTCGAATGACCCAACGAGATCGTTGGGCTAAGCGCCCTGCTGTCTTGCGGTATTTTGCATTTAAAGATGAATGCCGGCTTCACAATGTTCAGCTACCGCTTTCAGGTTCGCATGTCGTATTCATACTGCCAATGTCGACTTCTTGGTCAAAGAAGAAAAAAGCGGATATGAACGGCCAACCGCACACACAGAAGCCAGACGTAGACAATCTTTTCAAGGCGCTAGCTGATGCGGTTTACGATGACGATAGCAAACTCTGGAACTTTCAAGCCAGTAAATTTTGGGGTAATTCCGGACGAATAATCATTACTAAATCACAGCCACAAAACTTCGATGAGATCATCAATGCCAGTATTTAAGGCTATTAAGAGGTACGCAATGTCTATCATGCAAATGCTCGCCCGCTGTGGCGTTAAAACAGTCAAATTCGATACAGGACGTGGTGGCGTGCCCAAGCTGGTTCCTGAAGATATTATTATGCAAATTGGAATGGCACAAGCATCCGGCAGAATATCGGCAAACGCGGCCGATTATGCTCTAGCTTACTACTGCAATTTAAGTGGTGACAAGAATAGGACCGCCATTCAACTGCTACTCGGCTCAAGGGTTTATATAAAATCGAGACTAGCAAAGATGCGCATGAGCGAACAAACGTCTTTAAAAATCGCTAGCTTAGCGCTTGAGCAGTCAACCCAGTCTAACACGTGCCCAAAGTGCAACGGTACTAAAAAAGTAATTGTCGTTTTGACAGAGTTCAACCGCAATACCGCTCAATTTAACCACCGTGAAAACCATTCAGAGGTGCAAGAATGCAAAGCTTGCGACGGCACGGGGTACCTAAAAGTATCTGACTATAAAAAAGCAAAGTATTGCGATATGTCTGGCTCTAAAAGCTGGACCGAAAATCACGAGAAATTACTTTTTTTTGCGCAAAGCATGATAAGTGATTGGAACAAACAAGTAGCCGATGTTTTACATCAATTGAACCAAGAAAATGAGGACCAAAAACATGAATTCTAATTATATTGAAGCACTAGCCAATGAGCTTGATCTAGCCGATACAGCTCAACTTTTGGCATTGGTGATTAACAAAGACGCTGAATACTCCGACGAGCAAGTTAGCTTACTTCACGACAAAGATAAGCAAATTCAAATGCTCAAAACTGACTTGTCAGTACTAGAAGAAGAAAATCGAAAATTGCGAGAAATTGCGGATAAAACCGATAAAGCAATCTCTAATTTAGAAAAACGACACAATGAATTAGTCTCGATTAGCAAAAAAGCGTTAGATGATAAAGAGTACGAACTTGCAGCCAAAGAAACGGAACTTAAACCGTTCAAAGAAGCCTTTGGCACAGTTAAAAAGGGCCGAGAACGCCTAAAAAGGCTGCAAAAAGCAAACGAGCTCAACACGAAGAAAATGGAGCGGCTAATTAAAGAAAATAGGACGCTAGCTAAAGAAAATAAGTATCTTCGGGTAAAAGGCCTTGGTGATGTTATCGGCGACTCAGTTGCCGATACAATGGAAAATGTTTGTTGGCGAAACGAAGACGACACCCTAATGTTTTTCCATAAGCTTATTGCTCGGAAAGATAAGCCCGAAGGCATTCCAGGTTTAATTTTCATATCGCCCACCGGTAGTGCTGGAATTGTTACGCTTGGCGACGACGGTGAGCCAGAATTGGCCCGGCAACCAAGAGGCGGACATAAACCCAAAAAAGCCACAGCTGAGTTTGCAAAACAATGGCTAACTAAAGTCCAGACTCAAGGGAAAATAAAAGCAGAGGATTTAGATGCTTTGAAGAATAATTATAAACCAAATAAACTTCAGGCTGCTTGAAGTCGGTCACGTAATAGTATGGTGGAACACCCTGTACGGACCCGCGCGCAGGGTGTTATGGGTCCGAGGGTTAGATACCCTTAGCTGTCCGAGTTCACTTCAAGACCTCTTCAATAGCATGATCTAATGCATCAAGAGCGTTTTGTTTATCAGTAGTTGCAATCCAAGTATAAACCTCGTTATTCTTTATTCCGAATTTAGCGTTATTAGCAATTTTCTTAATATCCAAGCCAGCCTTTTTTGCTTCTGCTATAAAAGCCTCTAATGCTTGCTCAGTTGCATCTTTACTCATTTCTACTCCTTAATTTTATTATTAATGTACAAGAAAATATCTATTGGTATTAGACATCTTCTAACTTGTTCGATCGTCCAAGCTAATTGTCGCCTAATACATAGCCACTTAAACTGCCATGAGATAATCAACTAAAATACATATATTCCTAGCTTTGCTTAGGTCCGTGCGGTCCTAAAAACCTGTCACCATTGAAATGGATCATATGGTCAGGCGACTCCGCTATCCATACTTCTGTCTCCCAAGCTATATCGGCTGCATTTTTTCTAAATTCAGCTCGGTCTAGAAAGGCGGTAACATAGACTAACCCCACTTTACACCCCTCAAATGCCTGTTCCAGCTCCAACCACCTCTTTGGTGAGACAGGTCCATATCCAAACACTACTTCAATCAAAAAGCCATTTTTTTTATTATAGGTTGATACCTATAATTTGCGATCCTTTATTGCTACAGTTATTTAAGATCAAGCATTAAAGCCGAAAGGCCAATTGCGAGAGTTTATGTCGGAGATAGAGCAAGGGCTGTTCAGCAACCGATTTAGTTGGCCAAAGGTATTCGTTGATGAGCTGGCTGGTGAGTGTAGCAATAAAATGTATCGCATCGACAAGCAAATTAGGATGGTCAAAAAACTGCCGGAATGGACAGTTGGATGTCGATATAATTACCAAAAAAAGCCAGTGGCAACTTATTTTGTGTATTTTTTCTTCTTATGGCAAGTTTTGGTAAGGTTTATATGGTATTTTTTCACAGAATGGATTACCATTTTACTATGTTTATTTACCAAAGTCAGGTGTTACGTGGAAGATAAGGTCATTCTAAAGCTAGCTGATGCGGCTTTGAAAGGGGATAAAAATTTAGGCCATATGGCTGTGAGGCAATTGGCGTCAAAAATTAGAACGGTAAATACAAGTCTCTATCAAAAATTAACAGATAGGCTTCAGGCATTTGCACTCCGAGGTATAGACGCTAACCATAAGCCTCTCCCTGTTGATTCAGATACGAGACAATCTTTAGTTAGAGTCGAGGATCCAGTAATAATTGATCATGAGCCAATTTATTCAACTGATGTAGGTGAAGCTATCAAGCAAATACTTCTAGAGCGACACCATGTTGAAGAGCTTACGAAAGAAGGCTTACTTCCAGCGAGATCCGTCATTTTTCAGGGAGCCCCAGGTTTGGGCAAAACAATGTCGGCAAGGTGGTTGGCTAAGAGCTTGAATTTGCCCTTACTTACTTTAGATTTAGCTACTGTCATGAGTAGCTTCTTAGGTAAAACGGGTAGCAATGTCAGAGCAGTTTTAGAACATGCAATGTCCTTCCCTTGTGTATTGCTACTTGATGAGTTCGATGCAATTGCAAAAAGAAGGGATGATGATAGGGAGCTTGGAGAGCTAAAACGGTTAGTAACAGTGTTACTTCAAGCGATCGATGAGTGGCCCTCTAGCTCTCTTTTAATTGCAGCCACAAATCATGGTGAACTGTTAGATCCTGCGATATGGCGAAGATTCGATATTGAAATATCGTTCCCGATGCCATCACTCGAAGCGATTGAAAAGTATTTAGAAGAATATTGGCCTGAGGAAGCTTCTGATGGAAGGGCAGCCAAACATTTTGCAGGAATGTCTTTCAGCAATATTGATAGAGAGCTTCGGCAGGCAAAAAGAGAAAGAGTTATTTCTAGTTTTAATCGAAGATTTAATAGTGATGCTCTTGATGAAATGCAGCTGCCAGTTGACACAGAGCTTAAGTCTTTAAGTCGAGATGAGAAAAACAAATGGATCATAAAGCTATTCAAAAAAGGAGAATCCCAAAGAGCTATAGCTGGCAAAGTAGGCTTTAGTCGGCCAACTGTTAAAAAGGTTTTAGAAGACAACTTTCTGCTGTAAGGATTGCGATATATGAAGAACTTTATAATTGGTTATGGTGAGTCTTTGACCAAAGATGTGAAGATACCATCGGGTTCAGGACCTAAAGCTCACCCCTATTCATTTGCTGAGGCTCGAGCTAAATTAGTTTCTGATTTAAAAAATGTAATTGAAGATGTCGATGCGAAGCAGCCTAATCAATGTTCGAATGGAGAAATAGTCGTAAAATTCATTCAACACCCATCATACTTAGCTAAGTCTTACTACCCTAGCCAGCTCTTTAAAAAATTTGACATTAAAGATTTAGGTTCTAGAGCGGTAAAAGTGAAGCCGAGAAAGTGGGCAGTACGGAAGCATCCAGTTGAAGGTTTGGCATCATGCATTTTTGTTTCAGGTACTCGTTCAAAATTCGAAGCGATGTTAAACACAGTAGCTCATGAGCATTTGCCTGTTAAGACCCAGACGCTTATAAGATCTATTGAACAAGTGAGTTCATTTAATGCCCATGAAAAAGTTAAAGCAATCGACGAGTCATTGGAAACTCTGCGATTAGAGGTTGTACTGCATGCTGAAGCTACAGATAATCCAGTTCTTCAGTCTTTTATTAAGTATGCAGAGTCTTTGGATGGAGTGGTTGACTGGCGGCGTGCAAAGAATGTTGGCGGACTTACATTTTTACCTGTTGAAATACCAAAAGGGTTAGAGACTGATCTTGCTGAGTTTTCTCATGTTCGAGCTTTGCGAAGCGTACCTAAGCTACGTTTTAACAAGCCAGATGCAATTAGGACAACTTTAAAAGAGTCGTTCAGTTTGCCTGAATATGAACCCTTAAACAATAAGTTCAAAGTTTGCATTTTCGATGGTGGAATAGGATCAGAAACTGTAATAGAGGATTGGGTTCATGAGCATATCCCAGTTAGCGTACAAAGTTCTCACCCTAGCTTGTTAGCTCATGGAGCAGAGGTTTGCTCAACGTATTTATTTGGCCCGTTTGATGAAAAAACAAAGTCATTTAATGCTCCTTATACCAATGTAGATATTATTAGAGTACTTTCTAATGATGATCATGACCCTGATTTATTTGATGTACTTACTCGTATTGAAAATGTACTAAAAGAAAAAACATATAAGTATATTAATCTCAGCCTAGGCCCTCGTTTACCAATTGATGATGATGATGTGCATGTCTGGACTTCAGTGATTGATTCTTTGCTTCAAGATGGACATTGTTTTGCAACCGTTGCAATTGGAAACGATGGCGAACTTGAGGGAGAGGATGGTCGCATTCAGCCTCCTAGCGATATGGTTAATTGCTTCTCTGTTGGTTCTTCAACAACGGATAATATTGATTGGGAAAGAGCTCCTTATAGCTGTAGAGGACCAGGCCGAAGTCCGGGAATTGTTAAGCCGGATGGGTTAATGTTCGGTGGTTCAGACGGCAATCTATTCAAAGTGTACTCACCGCTGACGCATTCAATAATTGGTACTCAAGGTACAAGTTATGCAGCTCCTTATGCTTTGCGTGTTGCAGCAGGTATCGACGCAGTCACAGACTTTGATTTAAGTCCTGCTGCTATACGAGCATTGATGGTCCATCATGCAGAAAGAGGTGATCGGGACGTTTATGAGGTCGGTTGGGGGAAGCTTCCTAATTCTCCCGAAGCAGTGATTGAGTGTAAAGATGATGAAGCAATTATTGTTTATCAAGGAACACTTGAGCGCTCTCAGCATTTAAGAATCCCAATTCCAGTACCTGAAGGGGTTAACTGTAAATGGGTGCATCTTAAAGCAACATTTTGCTTCAGCGCCGTGGTAGATCCTGAGCATCCGCTGCACTATACGAGAAGTGGACTGGTTGTTACATTTCGCGCAAACAAGGGTAAAGTAAAGGAAGGGGCTGAGCACGCAAATACGTCTGATTTTTTCTCGTTGGGTGGTTTGTACGAAACAGAGGAAGAGTTAAGAGATGATGCTCATAAATGGGAAACATGCATTTCGAGAAAAAGAAGATTCAAGCGTGACACTCTTTCATCCCCCGTGTTCGATGTAAAGTATCATGCAAGAGAAAAAGGTGGCGATCCGGAGGGGCTCAATGACCCCTTACACTATTCATTAATTTTATCCATCAGAGCTGAAGGTGAAAAGGAAACTTACAATAAGATACTTCAACAGAATCAAACGTTAGAAGCTGTAAAAGTGACTAACAGAGTTAGGGTTTAATGGTCATGGAAACGAAAATAATGAATAAGCAGATGTCAGACCGCCTTCGAAAGGCATTTGAAAATAATAAGTATGAGTGGCGCACAATTGGGGGCGTATCAAAAGAAACGGGACTGAAAGAAGATGACGTCCGGAACTATATTAATAGCCACGGAGATGAGGTCGTCAAATCATCAGCTAGAAATGCGAAGGGGGAAACTTTATATACTTCGAGGAAGAAATATAGAGAGCGCTCCAGCCTTAGTATACGCCTTTCATCAATTTTGAGAAACAGAGGGGCATGAGTTAATGGATCTTTTGAGTGGTGTTAGCCCTTCAGTCTGGTTTGCAATGGGTGGTGCTTTTGCCATAAAACTTTTGGAACTAACAGAGCTACATAAATTACCGGCTGTTGAAAGGCCTGATTTTAAGGATTTTCTTTACTGGGTTCCATTTTTTATTCTACCTCTATTGGGTGGGGGACTGGCGTACGCGTATGTGTCTTCGGATGCCACTCTGAGCCCAGTGCTATCGATAAACATCGGTGTTTCAGCTCCACTGATTTTACGTGCTATGGCACAGGTAAATCCAATAGAGTCTTCGGTTGTAAGAACTCCGGAAGATGCTTAACACAGCTATGATCTTAAGAAAAAAATGCAAATTTTTTTGCATTTTTTGTAGCTGCTAGAACTGTCATCATCTGTCAGTTTTATTTGAGAGAAAGTAAACATGGATGAAACTTTATTACCGGGCGACAATAGAGGGTCTCTTGCCCTTTCATTCGTCCGAATAACGATGCTCTATAATCACTTTCTTGGCAAGAGCGTTGCGCATTTTACTTAATTTATCAATTTCTTTCTCTCGCTGCTTCAAGGGCATCCATTTTGCTTTATGCAGTAGGTTAATCTGCTGACTGAGTTTATTCATTTGAGCATGGGCTTTATTAACCCGAGCTCTGAATTTAAAGTTATGCTTATTATCTTCCAATATATCCTTTGCTGCTTCTACGTCACGCTCTTGCAAGGCAGTTTTATACTGATTATTTGCAGCGTTGACGTCCTTTAATAGCTCATAAAAGCGTTCACGATAATAGCTAGAGCCAACCTCACCATGCTTTATGAAGCTCCGGACAAAACGGATATCATCTAGCTCATTGACTTTGAACTCTCCATTACCAGTCAGAACAGCGACACTGTTAGCCAGCATGTCCGAAGCACCCAGCACATACATACCCAAAGTTCCGGCGTAGCCTTGAACTAAGTGCTCAATTTTCTTGGGGCTGTAGCCAAACAATTCTCCCATTGCTTTAGCTGTTTCCGTTGTGTAGTTACTGTATCTGTCTTGAGGCCTTTTAAATTGATCACCAAACCCTTCAATAGGCCGCCCGCCGAATATTTGATAATTCATATAGCTTTCGACGCCAGGTAAAATTAACTGCGGAATTGGGTTTATCGCCATCGTCGTGACCAAAGCGTGAACAGCTGAACGCTTCACATCTTCACCGTTTTGCTTGCCAACTGCAAAGTTAAACATTCGTTCAGGTACAGTGCCGAATACAATCCCAAGTTCAAAAGGCTTAGGTAGTCGAATATGGGTATCGCCCAAAAAGAAATGCCAATTAGCGTCTTTGTCCCAATCAGGCAGTTCTTCATACCGTTCGTCATCCATGTTCAAGAGCATTAAACCTAGGCTAAATGCGGCCACCTTACTCCCTTTCATCGCCAATTCTTTACTAAAAACTTTCAGTAATTTATCGTCACCTTGTGCCTTACCAGCCCGATATAGTTTATAAAGACCCTGCATTCGAGCATTAAAAAACGGCAATACGTCTACAAAAAACTGCATTGCTTTGAAGTTACCCTGCAAGCTGAAATCCATGAAATCTTTCGCTTCAAATGCTGCAACTTTATCGCTTTTGCCGGCTTCTTTAGCACGGCGATAAGTTGATGCTCGATTCGCATTTTCCATTGCATCCGAAAAACTGCGATACTTCTCAAAGAACTCACCCATGTTTTTAGGTATTGTGCCCAGGTAATTATCAATCTCGCTCTTGGATAAGCCTTTTTTGCGTAGCGCTCTGCGTATTTGCTGAGCAGCTTGCTCTGGATCGTTTGCATGAACATATCCACCCTGAAAACTAGCACCTGCGAACATCAAGTCCAATGTAGATTCATCTTTGGCCCAAGTTTGTTTCATGCCAATGTATGAGTCTTTACCAAACTTAAATTCATCTTTGTTTATCATCCATCCATGTACCGAATCTCTAATAAAGTTCCGGACAATAAAATCTGGTGATAGCGTTACACCAGTTGTCAAAAAGCGCTTGGCAGCACGACTAAGCTTCATTAATGGATTGTCTGTGCGCTTGATATTAAGTTGCATTAGTGCTCGCATCAGAGCTGGATCGGATATTCTGTACCAAGTATCGCTACCATTGTTTCTTACTTCCACAAACTCAGACCGACCTTGTCTACGAGCTTTACGTTCGGCATCTTTTTGAAACTTATCTAAAGCAACCTCTTGCATAAACTCAGTGCCATTTAAATTCTCGGCAACTTCCCGCATGGCTTTATTTTTCATTGATGCTTCAATCAGGGTCGCTTGACGCTGTAAAATATTACTCAAAATATCTTTGGTCGCCTGCTCGCCACCTCTAAGTGCTTGAATGTTGCCCGACTGGTTTGCGATTCCGCTGCGGGGTAGTGGTCCAGATAAAACGGCATCCAAATCACCTTCTTCAGATTCACGGAAAAATGGGACATACCACTCTTCGTCATAGTTTTTTCTAACATCCGGAGCGATTAGACCGGCTTCCTCAGCTAAATCTAGCGTAGCAGAATTAATTTTGTTGTACTCAGCTTTAACTTGGTTAAATAACGCCTCATTTCCTTTGTTTAGTGCTTTCAATTCGTCTATTTCAGCTTGGGTTAGGTTGTTTTCGCGCCCCTCTTCCATTAATTTGTCAGCGCGATTGCCAGCCATCCAGGCTAACCAATGATTCAGTTGCTTTTGATCCAGCATCCCTAGAACTTCTAAAAGGCCTTTCGTTCCCTCTTTTCTGGCCACAACGCCATTTTTCCAAACTGGAGCACCATAAAACATAACAGCATTCATGGTGTCACCAATACCAGTCGCAAGGCGGGCTGATACATAACCAGAGTCTTCTGTTTTAATTCCTACAGCATCCTCGGCTTTTTTTATGCCGTACAAGCTGTCGAAAACACCTTCCTTGGCACGCTCTTTGGCGTTGCTAAAACTAAAGGATGACCATTTTTCTTTAACCCGATCGAGTAAGCTTGTTACTTCAGCTTCACCGAGCCCTAACTTATCTAAAGCATCGCTTAACACGTCTGCTCGATTGAAACGGGTTCCGTCGCTATCAACCGCTTTTTCAGCATCGTATTTGTAGTTGGTAGCTTTTTTACCGCTTTGTAGCTTTGCGCTTATCTGAGAAACCACGACCCGCATTTCAGCCATAGTGATTTGGTCTTTTACTAGACCAAACTTACGTAGCAGTTTTTGGAATGCAGAGATGATGCGATCCCAATATTTTGCTGGTATATGAATTTTTTTCTGTGATACTTTGCCAAGAAATTCTTCAGCTTGAACTATAGGACCTTTATCCGCATAGTTTCTGTTAACGTCCTCCCATATCTTCTGAATATTCTCATCTTTACTGTCGCGTGTTGAATTAATCCGATAAAGTAATTCGCTTATTTCTTTTTCCGAAAATACCCCAAGACCTTTGTGAATAAGGAGTTCTTCTCGCAAGGTTCTTCTAAGGTCCTCGATGCTTTGGTGATTCGAAGCGAAGACGAATAACCTATTGGTGTTTTTATCGAATGCCCCTTTAATGAAGTTATCGTCTGCTGCGATTTCTGGTCCAAAGAGTTCACTTGGTTTTTTACTGGTAATAAACTGTTCGAATCCTTCATCATCTAGCCCTTTAAATTCTGCATTAAATTTAGTGAACTCTGCTTTAGCTTCACTTTCCGTAACGCCTTTTACTTTAATTTCTTTTTCAGAACGATTAAATAGAATGTTATGTTTTTTTATTGGGTTGGAGCTTGCAGATTGGTTTTTCAGGTTTAACGGTTTCGAACCATCTGATAGGTTGAACTTTATAGGTTTACCGCTACTGTTATCCGAGCGATTAGCTTTTAACCCATTCCCTATGCGATATACAACAAGGCGCATATCAGCTCTTGTCATACGATTGGTGGCTAAGCCCATTTTGACAAGCGCTTTATGAACCAACGAAAGCAGCTTATTAAAATATTTATCTATAACATTTAATTTTTTATGAGCGATTTTTGCTAAAAATTCTTCGGCACGTATATCCAGTGGATAACCATCGTAAAGTCGATCAACTTCCGCCCATAGCTCTGTGATACTTTTTGATTTTGACTTTCTGGTATCGTGAATGGCCAATAATATTTCGTCACGCTTTGCCCCGGTTAAACCATCCAAGCCTTTATGAACGATAAGCTCTTCCTGGATAGTCGCACGTAGATCGTCCATGCTGTCGTGGTTTTGCACGAACAGATACATTGTGTTTGTATCTGCTGTAAACGCGCCTTTAATCAGCTGGGGAACGCCTTCAAAATACTTGTCTTGGCTTTCATCTGTTACAACAACGTTGATATCTGATAGCCCTGCATATTTGGTGATGAACCTATTTAAAGCAATTTTGGCGGCTTTTAAATTAACGCCCTTAGGCCGTGTATTAGTTTCAAGATTAAATTTGGTTTTAGTTTCTAAGAATTTTTTTGCATAGGCATTGAACTGAGTTAAATCATCTTCGGTCGCAAACATAAACTTTTGACCTCGGGACCAACCACGATATTCTTTGGCAAGCTCTTGCAAAGCTTTGTAACTATCGTAGTCTTGTCGATTTCTCATCTCGCTGACGAAAAACTCTTTGCCCTTTTTGGTGGTGTATTTCTCGCCTGAAAAAGAAAAGTGCTTATTGCTCTGCTCACCTTCAATTTTCGTTTTCTTTATCGGCGGCTTAAAATTAAATTCAATCCCCGACTCTTTTGCTTCTTCAATCGTCCGACCAATAAATTGCGCAAGGTCGCCTCGCGCCTCGGGATGATCAACATAATAGATTTTCTCATCACGGCTAGGTCTTGCTCCAAAGACCTCGATTGCTTCAGTATCAATAATTTTTTTAACTTCGGCCGGTAAGTAACCATAAAGCTCAATTTTAAATTGATCTTCCCCTTTTCTGTTTTTACTAACAGGGCTTTCGGTATCCATATATATACTGGCGTCGACTTGGTCTATGGTCGGTCGTTTACGCTCTTTAATTTCGACGTCTTTTATACGCTCAAACAAATGCTTAACATCTTTGACACCGCTAAAATTCACGTATTGAGTGGTTGGTGCATCATCAGGGTTATCGAACCTATCCAGAACGATGATTTTAGTTTTTACGCCGGTTCCCGCACGCTCAAATACTCCAGCCGGTAGATCAATCTCAGCCGCTTGATAAATATTCTCAAATTTATCGTCTTCCAATAGTGTATTTAATCGCTTATTTGCTGAAGGGCCATCTGGTACAAGCGAGACAACTCTACCGCCATTCACTAAATGCTTGAGTGCTTTTGTGATATGGTCATACGCTAGTTTTCCACCTCTACCGAATGGTGGATTCATAACAACGCCATCGAATTTGTTTATCGTGTTTAAATCTTCAAAGGCGATATTATCTACTTCACCAGGGAAATTCATTTGAGCGAGCGATGTTAATTTAAAACTCTTTTCTGTTGCTCTATTACGCGTTGTGCCAGGAAACCACCGCCCAATCGCCGCATGGCCCACGCTAGGCTCTAATAACCGATGACCTGGAATAGCTTGTAACCATTCAACCATCTTTTTACCTAACGGCTCTGGTGTAGCAAAATAATCCGTCCCCTCCGCACTTTTGGTACTGCTGGTGCGCTTAAGGTTGCTGTAATATAGGGAAATCGCTTTGTCCCATTCATCAATAATCGATGGTTTATCTTTGGCTTTGCCGCCAATGCCTATTTTTATTTGGGCTGGTTTATATGAGGCATCAAGATAACCTTCACTGATATTCTCTTTTAAACTTCGGGCAAATTCGCCCATTGCTAGGTTTTCAGCGGTACTCGCTCGCCCAGCAATTTTATTTGCAAAGACACTGCGTTCAAAAGCGGTACCGGTCGTCAAATTTTCAAAATGCGCATTGGTTTTCACACCAACACGATATGTTCGTCCTTCGATCTGAATAAACTGTGTCGGCTTAACCGGCATCCCGATATTGATTAATACCCGTTGATGTTTACCGGTCACATCATGCAAACTAATCCCAGCTTCACCAGCTTCTTGTTGGACGACAATAACATTAACGCCGCTATCATCCTCATTGAATAAATCTTTTGCTAACTTACGCTCTTTGTCTGAAACCGTCCCATTATAAAATCTGACTTGATCGCCAAATGCATCAGCAAACACGTCAAGTGGGCGTTTCAGGTAGCCAAAATCGATCTCACTCATACCTGGAAATTCAGCATCAAATCGTGCCATCAAATCCGGTTTGGCTTGACGTACTTTTTCAATCGGGTTAAAAGAACCGCCTACGTTGTAAGAATGGAATAAAACGACTTTGCGGCCCATTGCAATGTGATCAAGTGCCCGGCTTGCTGCTTCTTCTGCTTTAATTGCCTCAGTTAATTTTATTTTGCTTGTGTAATCAAAAGCACGGTTAAGTTCATCAGCCAAATCAGAATAAGGGCGCTCAGGGTATTCACTACCATCTTTCGTTTGTTCATGGTCACGCCACTTTTCAATCAAATCATCAAGTTTCTCGCCTGCGGCCGTTTCCACTTTGATAAAATCACGCCGGTAGTCAGCATCAACCTCTAAAGTACGCCCGCCAACGACCCCTTTATCTTTCATATTTTGATTAAAAGTTCGCTCCATTAAACTCTCATCAACGTCCGGTCCAGGCTTGTTTAACTTATGATATCGCCAGCGATAGCCAAAATTCTGAATATAAAATGCATTATGCCCATGAAATGCGTTGTCATAACCGCCATCGTGCTTATCTCCGAAATCGGTATACTTAAACAAATACCCTTCCGAATAATCTAGGTTCTTAGCATAGGGCCACGGCGTAGCGGATAAGAACAATACCTTTGTATCAAATTGCCCCTGCTTAGAAAACTTCTCACCAAGTGCCCGTATCTCAGACTCTAAAGCCGTTAACTCTTTTGAATAATATTCCCTAGCTTCATCTTTCGCTGCCTGCGCATTGTCCCGCATAGGTAGCAATTCGCTATACTTCTTATCTATCCGAGCATTTAAAGCGTCAATTTTATCGCTGAGCACCGCTCGTGCTCTCGTATAAGTACCCCGCTCATGATTAGTAATAGCGCGAAGCTGTTTTAAGGCATTGGTTTCCTTCGCTTGTTGGTTCCCCATCAAGTTTTGAGATTCGTCGGCAACGATTAACTCAAACTTTTCTCGATCTTTGATTAGAGCATTGTTATTTCCAAGTGTTGCATATGTCGCAATCGTTATTCCTTTACCTGGGTCTTTTGTTTTAGGTAAGCCGGCTTGGCCAATCAAATATATATCTAAATCAAAAAACTCTTTCGCCGCTTTAACCCATTGCTGAGCAATGCCATCATTGGGGACCAATACTAATGAATTATTTTTATCATTTTGGCTAAAACGTTTGATAAGTCCCAAGCCAACAAATGTTTTACCTGTTCCTGTGCCATTGGTATTTTGAAATCCAACGCCTGGGTTAGATTTGCCGAAGAATCGACTCTCGATCAGCGCTACATCGTCAGCTTGTGCCGGCATCAGTATCGGCACACTCGACTTTATATCTTTTGAATCCCCCCATTTGGTTAGTTTAGTTGCTCTTTGGGCCGACTTTTTAGTGTTTAAAATTAGGCTGTTAGTAACTCCCTCAACTGCTGCTGTTGGCTCTCGTTGAGTCTGTGTTCCAGTATCATTATCGCGATTGCCTCGTCTAGATTTTCGGGCACTGCCAGAATTTGGAGCTCCCGTAACATTCCCTCTTTCGTTAAGAATGTCGTCAGAGCCTCGCGCTCTCGATAAGGTACCATCATCTGCTGATACGCCAAGCTCACTGTCGGATCGTAATACTTTCTTAAGCGTCGGCTCTGTTCGTCTAGAATTTGGTTCAGTTCCGTTTGATTGAACATCATCATTGTTTTTATGCTCAGATCCTTGATGTCGGCCTGGGCTATTTTGTTCCAGGTTTTTGCCGGCAGTTGATACATTATTATTCTCCAAAATTTTATCAATATCTTGAGATCTAACCTGGCTAGGTAGATCCATATTGTCAGCGACATCATAGCTTAGACCATACCGCTCAGGATCGCTTGTGATCGCACCATAAGATGACTTGAGGTAAGGTTTTATTTGCTCGTGCTGAATACCATTTAGTTTCGATAACTTGGCAAGTTGTTTAGCCCATTGAGCAAACTTAACAACACCTTTTGCAGCTAGCACGGCCCCAATTTTCGAAACAATGAACGCAATTTTGGGATCTATCCCCGAGTTTAAGGTGCCTTTCTGTTCATTGAACGCTTCTTTCAGTTCACCAAATAAACCTTGGAGCTGTTTATTTAACGCTTCTTCAGCTTTATCTAACTTACTTGGTTTTTCCTGCTTAGGCGGTAAACTTTCTTCCCGAAATAATGAATTGTTTTGCTCACTATCTGTTGTTGCGCCGTCATCAGTGACGGCAGAAGTTTCTTGGGTTCTGGCTTGCTCACTGCCGTTCATCTCGGTTTTTATTTGAGAAACCAGATCGGGGTTTGTATGCCATTTGTCCCAAGCTTTGGCTGTGTCTGATAATTCATTGATGCGAGCTTTTAAAGCCTCCGCATCTTTAATATCAATACCCTCTTCTTTGGCAACTTTAGGGTTTTTAGCTGCGCCGCGAATGGTGTTTAGACGTTTTTTCGCTTCTCTTTGCTTACCAGAAGCTACTTTGGCCATTTCCTCAGCTTCACGTATGCCTGAACCGTCAAAGCCAAATAAATCATCCATTTCGGGATTAGATCCCGTTTCACGCTTTAACGTCGAAACAGCTTGGATTAAATTTTTAGCAAACGTGATAGAACGCTGATCGTCCGCTACAGCCTTTACACCAAGAGTTTGAAGTCGATCATCGTTTGGTGCGGCTTGCGCTATTGTTTCCGCTGCTGCTGCGCTAATTCTTCCTGACCTCTGCGCTTCAATTGTCTCAGTAGTCGCACTATTTGCGATTGTGTAGGCTCTTCGCCCGATTGATCGGTCGAGTAAGCCGTATCGCTTGGCTTCTGATTCTGTAACGTTGTCTTGTCTGAATAATTCGACATAATCTTCTACCTGACCTTTATCTTCTCGAATGTTTAATATAGCATCAAGGCGCTTCCCATCTTCGGCCGTGAAGCCTCGATCCTCATAGTGATACTGTGCTGGTATGTGTTTTACACCGCTCCGCTTCGCTAAATCAAAGCGATGGCGGCCCGTTATAATTTCCTTGCTCCCATCGTTTCTTACCCACACTTGGATAGGTGACATACCAATAGGATCAAACTCACCAGTTAATGGCTCAACCACTCCTTCAGAATCAGAGCCAGATTTAAACTGTGGTATATCATCAGATAAAGATAGCTCATTAACTGACGCTAAACTTGTTTTTATTCCAGTTATATTGTCATTACTGGTTAATTCTGCATCATCGATTGTTAATTCTTTATCATTTCCTGATGATCGACTTCCCAAAGATAGATTTTCTGTGCCAGCGCTTGTGTTTCTTTTGGGAATAGAAAGCCCCTTGGCTGGCTGTTTAGGCTCTCGTACAGTAGGTACATGGTTTCCATTTCCTCGGTTGTTATCCAACCAGCCTTGTTTAATTCCTGAATTTCTATTGGTATCTGGTAAATTGGTATCACTTGAATCTCCCCCATTCATAGCCCATAAATAACCGCCGCGAGTCTTTTCTATAATCGGATTGAATCCCGCTTTGACTGCGTCACGATAAGGCTTAGTGATCTTTAATGCTTTGAGTGTCTTGTGTGGGGTTCCATCAGATCTACCTACCCATTTTAGGCCATTTTCGGAAAATACTATGTTTTTATCTTCTATCGCTAACGGTTTTTGGCGAATGCGATCAGCGTTTTCTTGGGCCTGTTGCATTGGTCGTTCATCTTGACCGTAAATAACACCGGTAGTTTTGTCTGGTAAACCTTGTTGTTCATAGTATTCGGCATCATTTATTTCAAAGCCTCGACCTAACAGCCCTGAACGTTCGCTGGCGTATTGAGTTGGCGTGTCAGACTCGATGTATTCCCCGTCATAAACATATGGTGCTACTCCAAATCCAGTTGCGCTCTCGCCATCAATCGTGCTTATATCTCGGCGAGGAAAGTCACCGCCATCTTGACCGGCTAATTCCACAGCATCTATAACGGCTGGTACATTGTTCGGTCTAATATTGTTGTTTGCCAGGTCATCGCCTAAACCAGATAAAGCATATCGACTATTTACGCCTTGGTTTCTTGCGTAGATTTGTATATCAAAATCTTTATTTGAAAGATCATTGTTAATGTTATTTATTTGCTCTTGGGATAATTCCCCGCTAGCCGTAGCTGACTCACTGTTGTCTTCATCCAACATATCAACAGAATCACCATTTGCAGCATTTGGCTTATTGAATAATCCAGTGCTGGATTTAATACCACCACCCGCCAGCCCACCGATCACACCCTCGGTTATCATTGCGTTAGCCAGTCCCTCTGTTGGGTCAATGGTCTTGTCAACATAATCTCGCATTGTGCTTTGGCTTACATAATGATCGACACCGCCCTGAATGGCCTCCGTTGGAGCCTCAGCTGCAAAACCGGTCGCAAAGTTTTTGCCTATGTTTCGGGTTTGGCCTTTTAGTATGTTACCTATGATTGAATCACCAACGGCAGACATACCTACATTTACGGCCCATAAGGTCGGATCTGTTACAAGCTCTTTATCAACAACGTCTGCTAGCTCCCGCTTGGCTATCTCAAGCTTGGTGTGATCTGGTAAGGATCTGTATTCTGGATCTATATCAACCTCATTGAATATGGCTTGAAATGCCTCTGAATTGGCGAGTGTTTCAATATCAGTGTTTAAAACTCGTTCTCTACCGGCATTGCCAGACATACCAGTAGCAGAACCACCACCAACCAAACCCATTGAGCCGACCTGAGTTCCTTTTGCTGTTATCTCGCTTGCTTTGTTAGCATAACCAACTCCATCAGTGCCCTTTTTTATTGCCCCAAGCTTAGATAGGGCTTTCACACCAACCTTACCGACTAATCCACCAGCCGGTAAAGTAGCGCCTAATTGGCCTATAGCACTGGCTGTATGTAATCCAACGCCACGTAAACCCATATCTTTCAGAGTTTCACCTTGTAGGGCTTTTTGACTTTCGTCAGTCATCGTTAAACGCTGTTCGTTTGCCCAATCATTTAGGCTTTTCCCCCAATCGTCATCAACAAGGTTAGCCAAGCCGCCTGCCGCTTGCAACGCCCCCATCTGGAACGCATCAACCATATCACCGCCATAGCTAGTGTTTTTATCTGCTTCCAGCTCTTTTCTGCGCTGGATTTGACTCTCAGTCTCATCAAATGCTTGAGTAGCTAAGTCTTTATTTATCGGCATTTTAATCTCGCTAGTAAGTGGCTTAATATGTCATTGGGTAAGAAGTGCCCAAACCAGTTGTTTGGTTTCTGGCTTGCCGTATCTTTTCGGCTGCTTTTTGGCTTTTCTGCTCTCGAGTAATTGAATTGATATAGTTTTGATAGGATGCCTCAAGCGCTTCGGGCGATAGGTTGCGGCCTTGCTGCATTGCTAGTTCTAAAAATCCAATTTTATCGGGATTATCACTTGCCCACGATTTGGCTAGGTTTAATGTTTGTTGTTCTTGGTGTTCGTTGAATGGGGTTTGACCGGCTTGTTTGAGCAAAGTATCTTTTCTGTAAGACAGTTCAGCAATTCGGTTTTCTATCTGAGCTTTTCGCTCTGGATCTGGCATCGCTTCGCTGTACGTTATAAGCTCATTTATTTGACTATCAATATCATTGATTGCTGAATATACGTCTTTCGCACCTAGTGCGCTTTCAGTCCTTGTTCTACTAGGGTTAGCTTTATTGTATGCCATAACACTTCGCTCGGCCGCTTTGGCAACTTCGGCGGCGTTCTTCTTTGCATATAAATCTTCATAAACCTTATCTATCGGTATTTCCATCACCCCAGTACCAGGCTTTGAATTACGTCCGTTGTTCACCATTGAATCGTAGTAGGATCCGTCTTCACGGTATGTGCGCATATGAAGCTTAATTGCTTCTCCGCCTTTAGTTAAAGAGACTTTTGTTATTTCATTGCCCGCAATCGTTCCATAATCTCTTGCTGGCTCGCCCACAGACTTTCTTGCCAGTCCACCATAAACTTGATTTATAACGGAAACGTTTGGCATAACACCCGATGATAAATCGTGTATTGCGATGTCTACTGCTTCTGGTTTATGTAAGAAACTATAAGCAGGCAAATCACCGTAGTTTTTTAAAAAAGACGAAAAATCATCGCCTAACTTTTTCTTTGCATGGGGATCCAAGTTTTGGTTAATCTGCCCCGATGATGGGTCCATAAAACCGGAAAAAATATATTTCCACTTGTCTGCTGCTTCTTTATTTTTTGCTTGTTTTTGAGCTTCACTAAGCTGAAATTCTTTTAAAGCCAACGCTGAATTTTGATTTTTCGTTTGAAGGTCATACAAAGCACTTGCTCTTTCATCTGCAACTGCCCTCTTTTGTTTTTGGTAATCGGCGTTATCCATGTATACATTGTGCCGGTCCATTTGTGCACCATACAAAGCACTGTTTTGATTGTCGATTGTCTCTTGCCGTTTGCGCTGATATTCCATTTCTTCATCACGCTTTTGACGATCAATTATATTTAAGCCAATTTGATACCCTGTCTGTAAACCTTGAATAACACCAGCCATTAGAACAACTCCGTTAATGCATATCCAGCTACAGCACCGACGACCGCCCCAACAGGGCCCCCCACCATTGCCCCTGTTGTAGCACCCCCTATGGTGCCACTCACCTTTTCTGTTTTCTCGGCACGCTTTAATTGATCGTTTTGCATATTCCGTTGTGTTTCCTGACGGGCACTATTCGACATTAAGCCAAGTGCTTGATTTCGCGTTTGGACACCGCGGCTCAAAATACCGTAACTCATGTGTTTAAACTCCTGAGAAATTGCTTGTCAAAACTGATCGGCCTGAGCTGCCAGTTAAGATAGAATCTTGTAAATCGCTCGTTGCCACTCGTGTATTGTTTTTCGCTTGTGCAAGCGCTAAACCGCTTGCTAATTGGTTCTGTCGTTGCTGAGATTGGGATTGCAAAACGCCAGTCGATACACCCAAGCGGCTATTCCTAAGCGCCTGTGACATAGCGCGACTGGACTGTGATTTTTTTGCACTAGCTGATATGCGAGATAACTGCTTGTCTAATAACTCAGTTCCATTTGCTAAACCGAGTAATTGTTTTTCGTACGGTTGGTACCGATTAACATAATCTGCATACTCGGCTTTTACCAATTCGGCTTGAGTTTTTGATGCATACTTATCATCGTTCGAATCTATTGTTTTAGGTGTATAGGTGCCGTTTGAAACTCTGAAGTTATCTAGAGATTGCTGGTACTGATGCTGACCAATAAAATTTTTTATACCGCTACCATTCGGATCATAGTAATCCTCGGGGTTTGGTTGGGCGCGATAGCTTGATGTGGGATATCCCATTACTTATCACTCCAAGAGGACATTATTTCATCACTGTAATCAGCGGCATTAGCTCCCTTAATTTTTTCCGGCTTATTAGAAAAACCGTAAGCCAAAGCGCCACCTAATGCTGCACCAGCTGCCTCCCCAACCATTTGATTATTGTGAGCCTGATTGATGGCACTATTTTGAGCATATTGTGCTGAACTCGCTGCAACATCTCCCATTCCAGCAATGACTTCTGCCTCTTTTCCGGTCCCCATCGCCGATATCGCTTTTAACCCACCAATATAACGCTCATTTTGAGTGGCATTAACTCGGGCTTTTGTATCGGTATACGCGTCTGCTTGTGCCTGACTCATATCATTCTGAGTCGCTTGATATTTCCCGCTGCTAGGGTTAATACCTCCCGCCATCATATTTTTGCTGGCACTTTGAATGGCAGAAGAAAAACTATTATTAATAGAAACTGATGCCTGATCTGTGGCTTGCTGGAATTGCTTATCGCTACCGATTCGATCTACCTTTTCCATAAAACTGTTTTCAGCAGGCTTATAAATTTTTTGATAGTCATTCCATTTGTTCATTGCCACTTGAGCCATCGCCTTTTGCTCTGGTGTTTCGTCGATTTCAGTATCACCGCCGCCCATTAATCTACCTCTTTAGTTAAAACAAACACGTTTTTATGTCTCGATTGAACCTCGAAGCCAAGGCGTTTTGCAGCCCTTAAAACCCCTGCTCTTCTAGTTTTGAATTTTACGAACCGGCCATCCCCAGACCGCGCAAGATGCTCGAAGTAATTAATGCCATCTATGAATGCACAGCCGTTCGACGCTGCGAATTCGATAAACAAACCCAGTCGGCCGTCGTAATCGAATGTTGGATGATAGATAGCGAAGTATGCAGGCTCGTCTATGACGTTTACGCCGGGTTGATTTACCATCGCGATAACGCGATTTATACTTTTAAGGTCATGACGGTATGCTTTTGCAAGAGCTGTATAGAAGTTTTTAAATTTCATGGTCCCTAAACGCAAAAAGCCCCTGCATTTCTGCGAGGGGCTTTTATCTCAATATAGGAAAATACTACCTCAAATTCGGGGGTAGCGCTAGTTAATCAAAAATGGTTAAATTTGATACCCAACTGGTGGCTTTTTTTGTCAATAGTAAATGCTGCTTTTGCTGTGGTACTTTAAACGTCATTTGGTCAAAGTTATCAATGTGCAACTCAACTTTAACGTCTGTGTTTTTAGGTACATCTACTGATACTTCGTCTAAGTAAATTTCACCTTGCATCGGGTATATAACATCACCGCCGCCAGTCGTTGCAATCACGGTATTAGACACTCTATCATAGACAAAAACTTCAAATACAAGCTTGCCATCGGGGCCAGATACGTGCTCAACTTTTAATTTGGGAAATACCAATACCCTGTCGACAATACTCGCATCCACATCAAATTCCATTAGCTTATACAGACTGACAGCCGTTTGAACTGAGTTATCTATAAAAAATGGAATAACCTGGTTTGTATCCCCCTCGATACGCTCGGCATAAATACGAGCTGCGATCAATTCATCTGCTAATAAATCCTTAATATGAGTAACCGATATGCCAAGACCAGAACTAAATATCGTATCGCCATTAGCGTCTCTTACCGTCAATGACTTAGCTAGTACATTACCCAACGAATCGACAGTAAATTTATCGTTTACATTGATGGATCCGCCAGTGATTTCTACATTTGTACTTGTTCTACTTACAAACTCGTCAGCAACGACGGTTTCGGCTATTATTTTTTCAACTGCGAGCGTATCAATAAACACGTTGGATAGGTAAACACCGTCCTCAAAATCTGGATCGTTTTTTTTGACACTAAGCAGCGGCTTTGCTGAATCATCGCGAGGATCAATTATCGAAAATGTATCGGCTGAAACAATAAATTGCGTCTGGTTTCCATCATTATAAAAACCTACGCCACCAATAAGATCGGCTATTTGTGTTTTTACACCCCATTGTGCGGTGAATAAATCTTCAGCATTTTCGCCCTTGCTATATGCGACTTGTGCTAATTGCTCTAAAGTTGCACTGCCGCCTTCTGGATTGCTGACAGTATATTGACTAATTGCACGCGCTATCGAGCCAATTGTATCCTTGTCACTCGCTAAAACCTCAATCAAGTTGGTAATACTGCTTTCTGCTTCTTGGGTTTTGGCGTTTAATTGCTGATTTATAATAGCTTGTGCTTGCTCGCCATTGGCAATTGCCCTCTGTGTTTCTTTTATTGACGCTTCATTAAAGAGTAATCTTTCCCCTTGATCGTCCAGTGCGGCAAGTGCCTGCGTATTGCCTAACGACTCCAATTCAAACCGGCTAACAATCCCCTCTATTTTTTGGGATAGAACCGAATCAGGCGGCAAGTTTAGGTTATCAATATCTGCAATCAGTTGAATGCTATCCCGAAGTGATATGGCCAAATGGCTATTATTTATCTGACCACCAAGCTCATTCAACACAGCATCAACATCCACTGCTGTTTTTGCATACGCGCCTGCAGTATCATTTAACGCGCTCACCTTGCCATTGGAATTAACGTGCCGAATCCAATAATAATATTCACGGTTTACACCCACACCATCGGCGTATATAGCTGAAGCACTTCGGTCGATTAGCGTAGCTGAGCCAAAATTATCAGAAGTACTTCTCCAAACTTCCGTATAAGCAAAGTGCTTATTGGTGTTCGCATCCCATGTTAAAATAATATTGGACCACGCTCCCGTCGCAGCAAAACCAGTCGGTTTAGTCGGTACAGCCGATGAACTTTCCCCTCCTTTCTCTGGCTCTGAAATCCCGACGACTTTGCCTTTACCAATTCGGACTGAGGCGATATTCAAATCAACAAGTTCACGCAGAGTGACTGCTCGGTCTAATCCGCTCCCACGCGAACCCATAAAAGTCTCAACGTTCTGAACTAAAGCTGATAGTGCTTGCTTGTCATTCCCCCTAGGTATACCGGAAAAAGCTTTAGGGTTTCTTGCCATCGTTAAACCTCTGAGAATGCGCTGGCTAAAACTAAACGGCGAACGACTTTGGTACCAGTGAGCTCAATTTCGAAATATTGACTACGCACTCTTGGGAGTCTAAACGCTTCGTTCATTGGGTTGGTTATTTCGCAAACTAAACCATTTTCCGAATACAACCTAAAAGTGATGTCACCCGGCCCTTCTGTTTCCATTCGAACAACTGACGGCGATACTCTATTATTTAACTCGAACCTTTTTTTCCATATAAATGTTTGGCCCGAAGTTCCGGCATCCCAAACATGAACTGAATCATTTGCAACTAAGTACAACATGTCATCTTTTAAAACGTTAAAACCGGCATCCGCATAGAAATCTACTTCAACAAATGAACCGTCCGATGGCTCAAAAATAAAACCGGCAGTGCCACCATAAAAAGCAATATACTTACCCTCAACTTGATAGGCCCGAATGGTTTCTGGTTGGTATTTTTTCCACTGGTCTTTGCGCGCTATATCTTTAGTTAAAATCTGTACGCTGTTACTAGATACAGATACCAAGCCCTCAGAGCTTGCATAAATAACGTACTCACCCATATCAACAATTGACGCTTTTGATACGCATGCTTGATTGATTTCCAACTTTTGCCCGGTCATTGAGTCAGGGGAAGTACCAGTAAATACGTAGGGCTTACCCTCAGTGGCTACGAATAACGAATTACCAAACACCGCTAGGCCTACAATGTCATGTTCAGTTGTCTGACGATAGCCAAAAGGCCATGCGTGAGGCTGGAACGCCTCGCTAAAACATACTGAATTACCTGAAAACCCAGCTAATATACCATTTGGAATTGAGACAATCCCTTTCATATCGGTAGGTGGCATGTCGTACGTACTTGATACCAGTGTGCCGCCTAATTCTTCATCGCTAGCGGAATCTGTGTAAGGTGTATCCTTGGCTGCAATAGGTATATCTGCCACATGAAAGTAATTAGCATCAATCGCAGTTGTGGCACTCCGGTATAGGCGTATGTGGGTGATGTTATATCCCTCAGGAATAATATTTGGGAAAGTAATATCAACAGTGTCATTAACCGGATCGTAAATAGTCACCTCGTCACTAAGCGGACTAGGCTGCCCCTCTTCACCAACTTCGGTAACGTATGTGTACGTATAAAATATAGTCTGGTCGTTTGCAAACCCCTCGTCATCTTGCTCGGTGGGTAAGTTGCTAACCACGGGCTTACCAATTGGAGCTGGCACCCCAAGTTTGAAGCTTGTGTCATTCACTGCAAAGACTTGTAAGTTAAGTGCGGATTCTCCGCTGAACTCAATGCACCCAGTGATGACTTTATCAATCGGATCTGAATCCGACACAATATCACCCCCGTCAGGATTATATAGGTAGTTATAGCTCATATTTACTCCAAAATAATTTCAGGCCTAACGGGGCTGAATATTTGGGGCTTATTGACTGCTTTAGCTTTGAAAGTTGCAGTGCCGATAGTTAAAAAACCACTTTCTGGATACTCACTAGGCACCGGTAGTGTTTCGGGTGAATCGCCGGCATTAGTGCATTCGTAAAATATACCGGAATATTCTGAATGATAGATTTTGTCACCGACTGAGTATGTCTTATTAGGTTGGATTTCATACCCAATGTCATCATCAACTATCACTGTAACACCATTTTTAAATGGGCTAGTTTGCACTTCAAATCTGCCTGTTTCAGGGTCGCTCATAGAGCGTGAAATACGACCACCATTTGAATCGGTGATGGTTACGCGCCTGCTGGCTGGTGTTCCGTTTAGCTTTGTCGTGCCTGCTATGCGGGTAATTGGCTTTCCGCTATACGGCTTTACCTTGAGTTGGGGTAAAGCACCATCTTGTAACACCCAATCGTCTGGATCAAGTGCTGGGTAGCTTGAGGCCAAAAATGCTGCATCTTCCGAGATCATTGCATTATTGCCACCGTTATTGACCTTTACGGTCGAGCCTTCAATAAAGTAACTGTTTATATAATCAAGACCTGTGCCACCCTCTAGCATCGGTGTAGGCCAGTATTCATCAATTTTTAAATTTACAAGTGAATTGACAACTTGGTTTTTATATCGACTAAAAAAGTAATTGTAATTAGATGAAGTGCTACGCCAATGGTTTAAATAACCGGTTAGATATACTGCACTAACAGTAGCTCCGTGTAATGTTGTTAAGCCGAATATTGTTCTATCGTAATTTCCATTAAGGTGGAAGTGGATATTTCTGATGCTTTGCAAATCCCAACCCAATGTGCTACTTCCCGTTAGCATAGGGAAAATAACGGAATGCCCGTTTCCATTAAAATGAGCGCCTTTCATCCCTGAGCCATTTAATCTAAAGCTCTCCATGACTGACAAGTCAATATCAGTCACAAGCTCAAAATATTTGTAACCTAAAATGCTCTCCGAGTCAGAGTCATGCCTGAATACTTCGATAAACCCATCCACCGAATCTATAATAAAAGGGGCTATCTCGCTCCCGTTACCTGCCAAAAATTTACTCGTATCTAATGCCATTGTTATGCTCCAAGCTCAGCTAAAACGCTAGCTGAAAGTGTAAAGTTGTTAGGGACAAATGGTGGGCACGCATCAGACTGCTTTATTTCTGAAATGAACGTTGTAGCAACAGTGTTGTATGTTACCCTCGGTGCGTCTGTGCCAGTGAAATAAACTCTCGCATAAACGTCTTGGTCGATAGGACTAGGCGCTATATCTACTTCTGAATCCCAAACAAACCAGAAATTACCTTGATAGCGAAAGAGTGTCTTTACATTGGGTATCGGCATTGGTTGAGATATAAACGGTTCTTTGTAAGGCTCTAGTTGGCCTCGGTCGAAACGGCAATTTATAGCTAAATTAGCTACTTCGACAGGCAAAAGGCGGGGGTCTGGCTTCGGTACCATCCCTCGAAATGTTTCTATGGCTATACGCATTAGACCAGCCCCTTAGAGCGCTCCCAATGGTAGGTTCTTTGGCAATGATCATGCTCCCAGTGAAACAAAGTATTTATCACTTTTTCAACAGCCTTGTATCTGAGTTGGTTTTCAGCGGACCTTTGGCCAACTATCCCTGATATGCTTCTAAATTTGGTGCCATGACAAATAGAAGCGATCATTATATCCCACTGATATAAGACTTGCTGGCAATATGAACCTAGATTTCCGCTAGTAAAGGCCCCAATAAACAAACCGACAAAATACAATTGCAACAAAAAAGACGGTGGCAGAGTGATTACGGTAGGTTGAACATCACCGTAAAACAAAGCACTGATAATCATTTCAGGGTGTGGGATTGGAATATTAACCCCAACCAAAACCAGACCACACAGTAGATACCCAAGCAGAGTACCTAACGCTAATAAGTTGTCTTTCAATTTCCTGTCTCCCATAAAAAAACCCGCGATAATGCGGGTTTATTGTTTAACTAAATCGTTTCTTCGAGGTCGGGGATTTTTTCTAACCCCCATGTTTTAAACGCCTCTAGCGGTGGGAGGTCTACCGCTAGTTTAATATTGCCAGCGTGGATTTCATCTAGCGCGGCTTGTGCTTTGGTCATGTCGACACCTTCTTTTTCAACTACCATCAAACCATTCTCAAGCATCATAGGCACGATCGGTTTACTAACAGCCGAACAAACGGCATATAGATTACCCGATTCATCTTGATAGCTTAGGTTCGTAAACGTGTTAATATCTGAGGGTGATTCACCAGCGAGTAAGGCTAAGTGATTGGCAACGTCGAGCAGGCTTTCTGGCACAGCTAATGTGATACGATGGGTGTATTGAGTTGTCATAAGGTTACTCCGGATTTCTGCGCTAAGTGAGACTCTGTTTTTGCAATTAAATCAGGCGTATTGGCATATCGCTTATTTGCAATAATTAACCCGTATATTCTGCCGTCAAAAAAAACATTAGCTTCAGGTGTTGTCCCTATATAACCTGGCCCGTTTTCAAAAAAATCCACATTGGTTTGAGTAAAGCTGGCGAAAGACTGTTGCCCATCTAATCTTAATGATAAGTGCCGATCTGATGAGTCGACAGTGATTGACAGAACATTGTGGGTTGGGGCCTCAGCGAACCGACCTTCCCCTGCCACTGCAACACTTTCGCCGCCATACACGGATCTATATGAGTTCCCCCCACTAAATGATGGAGCTAACAATCCAAAAAACTTGACGCCACTTCCAGAATTATAGTCACCCGAGTAAAAGACAATGCCCGAACTATAATCACTCCGTTTGAATAACCCTGAAGAAATGAATGCTTGATCACTTGAGTCATAATTAATGCTATTTGTTACTAGGCAATCATCAACACCATCAAAATCTAACCAATGCAACGTACCATCCGTTCTATACGTCGGTCGTGATGCGCTTACATTCTGATATGCGTTGTTTCCGTTGCCAGATTTATCTAGCATAAGCGCAACTGGATCACCACTGCTCGTAACTGGTATTGTGCCTGCGGTATCCTGGAACAGAGTACTCAAATCACTAGGGTCATACCAAGCACCTTGCTCGCCGTTTGCAAACAAACTAAGGGGATTGAAAGGCGGATTTAGAGAATACTTGCCAACCGTTATTGCTAACGGGGTCTTGTATATATTCCTGTCTAATGCTGGGTAATGTATAGGCACGGCTTATAACTCTTGCACTGACAAATAGACTGGTTTGGTGCCCTTGTTTTTTACCCAAATAGGGTCTGTGTAATTTTCTACGAAGATTATTGGTAGAGGCCCGTTAATGTCGGTTATTGGATCGCCTATTTTATCTAAGGGATTGGGTTTCACAGGGGCCTCGCAAATATCCACTCGATGATCGCCTTTATTAGTTATTCGAAAATTTGTCCCTGCAGGTATCCCCGATAGAGTGTTAATATTAACCCAGTCGCCAATCTCAATTTTTACGTCGCTTTTTGTCGCCATTATCGTTTTATCTCTCTTTTGTATTGAATGAAAGTAGCCAGCCCTTTTAATATTTCACCGGTCCAAAATCCAAAGAACATGCCGCCGCCGGCCCAAGGCGACCAGCTACCGTTCATTGGGTTGTCTTTATCTATAAGTTCATAGTTATCTGTGAGCTCTTTCATGCAGCCATTGATAAAAGCATCTAACTTATCGTGCCTGTATCCAGCCAAAGCGCATAAGCAAGCGCCGGACAACCATAGCCCCGTCATGTGTCCGGTGAAGTCGTCTTGCACCGGTTGAGGGGCTTCGGATTTAGGGAAATAGGTAGGTGTAACCTCATGATTGACGTAAAAATCAATTAAAAACGTCATCCAGTTTTCGCAATAATCAATCAGCTTTTGCGGAATGACCTTTCCTTGAGCAGCCATTTCTTGCCAACATCGAGCAGCCCAGCTAAAGGCTCTCGGTTCATATCCAGACCATGCCTCTTGATTATCAAAGTGGTACATGACGAAAGTATCTGGCGGGCCATATGTCACGTTATCCCATCGGTTCCAAATGTAAGCCTGTGCTGATGGGCCTAATACATTAAACTCATTGAAGTACCATTGCTGCGAGTCATATAGAAAATCAATGACGTTGTTCAGCTTCCGATCTTCTTCATCAACTAATCCAAGCGTAAATAAGTGCGGAACTTGATACCCTGGATAAGGTAGCCCACGCCAAGCGCCAAACTGATGGGACCCTTCGATATATGCGTTGGAAAAAGGTATAAGCCCAGGGGTATATGCCAAACCATCATTTCTAAAGCCAATGACTGTGCAGTCCCCTAAATAGTAGGTGAACGCATCTTGGGCTTCCGTAGCGACCGTGTAATACTGTGTGTAGCCATCGTCCTTGCTGTATCTTGGCGGCATATCGTTTACGCAATAAATTGTGAAAGTCAGGTTAGTGTCAGAATAGACTTCATTCAAAATGGTGAATTGATCAAGATCGCTGTAATTTGGGCTTGCTGGATCTGGTCTGCCTGCCGCATTTGGCTGGTAGCCTGAAAATATTAGGTTACTTGAGTTTAATGTCCTCTGTGACCAAGTATTGTTTGTATTCGGCAGTATCCAGTACCAGCGCCATCCGTCAGCATCTTCAAACCGCAAGTCGAACTCACCGTCGGATTTATACACAATACTATTGAGTGGAGCTAGTTCAGTGGTCGTATTCCAAAAGCCAACTATAAAACCAGCGTCACCGTCTGGCAAAGTTGCGGCCATGGCATTGGCGTTGCGACCAATTTCAATAATATCGGTTTCGTATTGCTTTTGATAAGTCACGCTACCATATTCAGTAAACCCAAGCGCTGCAGCTGTTAAATATGGCTCTCCGTCATCCCGTTTGGTGCGTGTGAACGACGTGATCGGAATATCGTATGTGCCAACTTCATCGGTCGGTACGTTTGGAATATCAGCATAATAATAGGTTCCGGTTCCCTCTTTGGTGTCGCTCATTATTAGTTCAACATAGACAATCAGACTGTTGTTGCTTACGTCTTTACCGTAAATGTTTGTTCTAATTACGCTATCTGTGTTTATCCTAAAGCGTATAGACTGCTGTTCCATATAATGAACACCAGCTCCGTCACACTCAATTTTGATATAACCGTCCTCTCGACTAAATTCAATGCCAAAATCAGGGTAGTTATAATCGTAGGAAATGCCGTCTGTCCAAGGTGTGTTAGCGATAAAACTACGCCTAAAAAATTGGTCTAATGCGTCAATCAGAGTGTATTCATTGATTGTAAACATCACCGACTCTAGGGCCTTTCGATAGATACTATCGTTTGTGATCTGATGTAACATGTAACAACAATCAGCAAACCACAATTCCGCATCGGCCGCATTACCGCGCTGAGATGCGCCGCCTAATAACGGCACATGTAAGGGGCGATTGTGTTGATGTTCATTTCTCGCTATTAAATACCCGCCCTCGCTAACTGGATTTCGAGTTGCATAATTTAGTTTGTAAACACCGTTTAAAGACGTGTCTTTTAACTGTACTGTGCCTTTTTCTGCTTCAGCGTGGCCCGTAGAAACAACGTTTCCGTCTGAATCAATCTTGTTTCCAGTCCATGCAATGATCCAATCAACTGGGTATTCAGTCCCATCCCCGTCCCAATTTACCGTGCCATCGGGTAAGACTTCCTTAACGCTCGCGTTTATAGCATCCCATGCCAAAGCCCCCTTAAAAGCAAAGGTCGCAATATCTAAGTATTCGCCATAGTGGGGAGCACCATGCGGTATGACTGTTTGACCATTGGAAAAAGTAAATTCAATGCCTTTGAAGCCGCCTTGCGTTGGCTCGCCTGGGTTCAAAGGGTAGTTAGCTAAGACGGGCTCTTTCCCATTTATAATCCAGTTGCAAATCCATCGTTTAGGTGTGTTGGGCACTGGCTCGGTGTAAAATTTATCTACATACGCTTGCCAATACTTCTGAGCTTCATATAAATAGAACTTTTGGCCCGTAGCTTTGTACATGTGAATAAAGCCAAGGATTAAAATTGATTGGCCTTCAGTAGTTGCGTCTCCGTTTGGCTGATACTCCATTCTTGTATCTGAAATAAAATGCCGGTTATTGGCTAGCACGCCTTGGTTGTTAATCACATAAAAATCAGTTTTTGGGTTGTCAGTATCACCGGTGTTTTTGTCTAAAAAACGGCAATGACCTTTAACCATAGATATAGCGTTGGCTATTGCTGGAAAAACAGGTGGTCTTATCATGCAGGTTCAATCCAGCATCCAGTGTAAAAACCTCGAATCATTCTTGTTTCATAACCTGACGAGTCGGATTTAACTATCACCATGAGCGTTACAACGTCTTGACTGCCCGCTTCATACGACAAAACTGGGGCCATGCCTGCGATCCACTTTATATCATCTAAGAAGTCTACTTTCCCAAGCCCAGTGTGGCTTTGCTCTAAAACCAGTGTGACTTCATATAAAATATTTCGCTCAAGCGTTGACGTGTCTATCGATATTGGCGTTCTGTTGTTGTTGCCTGTATAAAGTCCTAGCACTATCTCGTAGTAATTTGATTGGTCAGGCTTAATGGAAATGGGGCTGCCTTGCTCTGGTATTTCGGTGATCTTGTTGGTTAAGCCGATTTTACTAAGGATACTGTTGGTTTCAGTGACTAGCAGATGATATAAAGTGTCCACAAAACCGGCATCGGTTAATACTTGAGCGCTCTTGCTTGTCACGATGTTATGAATATCGTTAAGCAAGTCATCTAAATCATTTTTGTATTTATTTAGGGTTGCCAATTGGTGTTCTTCACCAAAACGATCCGTCCATGTGAATGTGTCATCTTCACTTGAAATTAAATCGTCAAACTTGCTTATGTACTCGTCTTTGCGTTGGATCAGGGCAGATAGAGCAAGGTTTAAATGAGTAATGTCTGATGCGCTAGCATGTCGGATAATTGCATAATTGGTGTTGCTAGAGTTATCCCCAGTAAAAGTACGATCTAGTTTAATTTCCGTATCGCTTGTAACCTCTGATATTTCATAAAGCTCATAGTGCCCCGAGGCTATGAATATATCACCAGCACTAGGGCGATCCATTGCTGATTTCCAGTGCGTGTCATTACCGACAACTATATCTGAAAGCTCGGATAGTGTTACTGTGCCGGTTCTATACCACCTAGTCACCATTAGATAATAGGCCCCGCTAATTCAAAAATCTGATGGTTGTATCGATTTGCTATTTCATTCTTTTTAGCACCAATGGCCAGTTGGTACTTTCTCTCAAAATTTACTGCGCCCTTTGGATCGTACCAATCAGATCCAATTTGCTGCTTTAACTTCGCAACGGTTCCAACGCGTAGCGCATATTCATTTTCTTCAAATTCCCCATCGTTCATCTCGCTAGCTGAGATCGTCGGGCGCAATATAACACTTAAAGTGAGGGGCTTTATTTCCAGAGGCTGCTCAATTAATTTAAATTTAGCCTGGCCAATTGATACAAATTGAACTGAATCCCCACCTTCGTTGCGAATGTCATTTACCTGAATAATGCTTGTTTCATCCACGCTAGATTGAACCGAGTACTCGAACTGACCAATGACAGTGTTCATCGTTTGAGTTGACTCGTAAGCATGAGTGTTATGAAAATAATCACGGGCGCACTCTAAAAAAGCTTGCTCGAAAACATAGACCGGTACATTAGGACAATATGGCGTTACCAAATAACGCATATCAGCTATTTGCATTATTTACCCCACCATCACTTTGAGATTTAATATTAAGCGCGTTGTATGCTGCTTGCTGGTGTGCAATGGCCCGCTGCTGATTTTCAACGTAGTCAGCATCTTTGCTGTACGCTCGATATAACATCAAATCTAAAATTGGGTTTAGGTAAACGTCATCAACTGGCAATACGGTTGTATCAGCTTCATAATCAGAAATTTCAACACTCGTTGGCGCGATAGAATACATAATTTCAAGCTTGTGCCCTACTTGGGGTTGGGGGTAGATATAGAAATTCTTTGGATCAACCGGATTGAAAACGAAATGATGTACTTCTGTCCCTGACTTTTTATGCCATGCTGGAACTTGATCGTCTAATTGTCTGCGCGAAATGGCACGAATTGGTGTACCACTATCAATGTTTTGAACCAAATCAATGAAGCGTATACCGTCATCGGGTATCGATTGCTTACTACCTGCTACAGTGGATATCTCGCCATTATTGATTAGCGAGTCAGGGCGAGCATTGACGACAGCTAAAACAGCATCATTGAACCACATCAACCACTCGTCATTGGACCAAGAAATATTGGTCTTGTCCTGTGATATTTCCCGAGCTCGCTCTATCACATCAACTACTTTAATTGTCGCCATGCTTCACCCTTTACTTATTGGCCTTAGCCGCTTGGTTTTTTCGTCGAGTTTCGACGGCCTTTTGTGCCGGAGTTAAATCGGGACTTGGCTTATCTTCATTGTCTACCAAGCGCTCTGCATCAACTTCATCAACACCGTCTGGTAGCTTCGCTAGTTTAGCGCTATGACCAGAGCCTGCTTGTTGATCTTCCAACTCGGCAATCCGCGCTTTCAATGCATTTACGTCATCGGACTCTCGCTGATTGGAAGCTTCGTATGCGCGTGCTTCATCAACGCCACATTCAATTAATCCCAATTTGGCCTGATTTCTAATCAAGTGACGGGTTTTGGGAAAGACCCGGCCATCTTTGTTTTTAAAATAATTTGTAGACATAATTGAACTCCAAAAAATAACAAAGCGACCGAAGCCGCTTTATTTTTACGCGAATTACCCCAGCGATACCACGCCGTGACCGAGCTGTTCAGGCTTTACAACTTCAAAGCCATATACAAACAATGAACGCGCCAAATCACCAAAGTCTTTTTGGTTGCGTAGCGTTTCCATGTGGGTGATTTGATGGGCAAAAGTTATTGCAGACTTATGGCCAAACATAATGTCGTAGACACCACCAGCTGTCTTATTCAAGTTGCGCGAGCTATAGATGTGCAAACGATCGATCATGCCGATTTTGCCGGTACGCAAGGTTGAATTGCCGTCACCTGTCAATGATGCATCTTTAAGCTCAGACGTTTTAATTCGAGCGCATAACGATGGTGGCAACACAATGTAGCGATCAGTGTCAGGCGTGTCGGTTTCATCTAAACAAACCCCGATATTTTCAACTAAGAAATCTACAATGTTCAGCTTAGTTAATTCCATCGGTGTGCCAGACGTACCCAAATTGATAGATTGGCTATCCGCACCAGCCGCAGCACCAGCGTTCATGCTACCCGCATTGGCATAAACCGAACCCAGCACATTGGCATCTACACGAATTTTCATTTTTTCAGCGCCATCGTCAGCCCACTGGTTCATCAGCTTCAAATCGGACTGCGTTTTATCAACATCAGTTAGTTTGAAACCAAAATAGTGGCCTTGATCGATCTTCAATGTCACATGGGTACTTTCTGGATCTTCGTAATCCAGATCTTGACCTTTTACGTAATCGTTAATGGTAATGTCGGCAAGGTTGCGGATGATCACTTCATCACCGTGATCTTTTATTTCTCCTTCCCAGTTCGTGTTACAAATTTCACGATACATTGTATGCATGTAAAACTTGGCGTTTAATTTTTGACTCCAAATCTGCGGAATGAAGCTAGATGCACTGCCAGCACTAACGTTTGGCATGCTTGGTGCTTTAGGAAACGGCATAATTTACTCCAATAGATTATCTTCTATTGAGCAACCCAAATAATTCACGATCACGTTTTTCGTACTCGACTTGGGTGATCTTGCCTTGAACTAACGCATCTTCGTTATCAGCGATTAGCTGACCGATCTGCTCTGGTGTATAGGTATTGTTCGTCATACTGTCTGGCATTTCAGACTGTCTGTGGGCATCAATACTTTCTTCAAGTGGGTTGCTCTTTGTGTTTGGTTGCGCTTGCTGCGCATAATCTAAGTAAAATTGAGCGGCTTGTTGGATGTTGCCCGAGTTGAAATTATGCGATAGCAACTGATGCAATGTTAAACCACTGCGTTGATCGGTTTGTCTCAAATAATCGTGAAACAATGGATCGCTATCAGTTTGCTGGAAGTTAACACCCTTTTGACTGAGCAAGTTTGCAATTTCAGCTATCTTGGCATCTTGGCCAGACGGCTGTTGAACCGGTTGTTGTTGAAAGTGCTTTTCAAACTTTTGCTCTAACGCCTTCACGCGTTCATCTGCTATGCGTCTTGCTTTAGACTCAACTGCTCGATCAAAATCATCACCAAATTCAGAAGATAAATCACCTTCAGAACTCTCATTTGATTGAGTTTGGACTTCAGCTTTCTGCCTGAGCGTTTGATTATCAGACTCCAACTGCTTGACTCGATTGTTCAGCTCGCCGATTTCTTTATTGTACTTGCCCTGCAAAATACGATATCTATGTTCCCAGGTATTATCTTGGCTCGGCTTGGGCATTTGCTGAGGATCTAGTGAAGTCGGTTTGTCCGGTGTTTCACTTTGCGAAGGCTCTGCGTCAGTGGTAGTTGATTGCTCAGTGTTACCCATTTGCTGAATCATCGCATCCGCTTCAGCTTCCATTTGTTCAATTCTACTATTCATATTTTTTACCTACTTGTAAGTTGCGTGAGTTGCTTTGCAGTGTTCTCGCAGTGTTTACGTGGGTTGAAATTTGAGTATAAAAAAAGGCCGCTCTTGCGACCTTTGAATTCACTCAGTTTGTGATCCCCTCAATCCTCTGTGGTAGAAAAGGATTCAGGCGAATCTAAACAGTCTTTTAGCTGTATGAGCGCTCTAACTTTCCCCTGTTCAATCTGTATATCGCCGCCCTCTGCGTATACAAGACCCTCCTTTGCTTCTTCAATCTGCGCGTTAATCGTCTTGAGTAAAACTTCATACGGTTGAGAACGACTGCTTTTAAATCTGATTAGAACGTTAATTTCATCTGCTGTAAGTTTATTGATTAGCATTTGGCACCTCGCTTGGCCCCTGTTGCATCTGTTGTTGCAATCTTTGCTCTAATTCTTCGCGGGTTGGTACAATGCGATCTGCTGGGATAGAGCCATTTTTATAAACCTCGTGTAATTGCTCTCTACGGCCCTCCATCCCTAATATCTGCATATCAATCGGATTGGCTGTCATTTGTAATAATTCTTGCTGGCGTAAAAGCTGAGACTCTTTGTGAACTAAGCTATCTGAACCACGCGCTTTGCACTTCACATCCCCTTTCGCGTCTTTTGGAATTTCTGGATCTAACATCAGAGTGACATAAACAAAATCAACAAGTGGCTCAATAACCCCGATATCTACGTTTCGAACGACCTCTTTAATGGTTTTGCTCGATGCGTTCATCAACATAGATAAACCGCTGGCTGTTTTAGCTGCCCCTGCTCCTTGATCGCTCCCGAACGCATAGCTTGGCAGACCAGTTATCTCGTCGGAGTATCTGACAAAACGTTCATAAACTTGTAGCAACTCATTCGCTTTCAATTCAGGTTGAAAGAAACTGACGCCGGCATTTTTAGATTTATTTCCATCAAAATACCACACCTTCCATGGCACAATTTTACTTGAGATCTCGCCCGCTGGTCTTGCTGAGGAATCCACTGCTACTTGGGGTCCTGAGCCCATAGACATATTGTTAATCAAAGCCCTGGCTGCTGCGTTTGCAGCATCCTGAGTATCGGCCATGATTTCAGGCAGTGCTTTGCCCCAAAAGGAACCCGGAACCGTTTCCCAGCAAGCTTTGTAATAATAAGATTTTCCGGTTGGATGAGGGTTAATCATTGCTCTTATCACAAAATTACCTATCAAAACGATACTCACCGGATATTCATCTAATGGATCTGTCACTATTTCTGGCGACATGCCATGTTCAAGCAACATGCGTCCAGATACATTGCCGCAAAACTCTAACCCATCAATAATTTCGTGATCATCATATACTTGTCGGCGTTGCTCTAGTAGTTCTCGTTCACTATCGCCAAATGCCCATTCGCGTAAACCGTTATATCTGTGTTCAATTAAAACATTTGCAATATTTTTCGAACTATAACCTTTAACACCTCTCAACCCAGTTAGTTCGGATGCCGTAAATCTAACGTGCTCGATACACCAGGTGTCATTGATACGCGACGAACTTGGCGCCGGATAGAAGTCAAAGGGGCTAACACGCTTGAATTCCCTCGCTATCTTGCGACTAATTTGTGGAATATACTCACCATCAGGCCCCTCAACCCAGCTCAACTGCCGCTTAAAACGCAAGATTGGGCCTTTTAATATTGCTGCAGGAAATGTTGTGACATCATCTATAAAAGCGGCAAACTCACTACGCCAACCACCTTCAACTAACATGTCTTCGATATATTCAGAAGCTTTTTCGGCCCGTCCTTCAGCTTCTTCTTTGAGTTCTTGTTTCAGCCGCTCTTCGTGCTGCTCTAACAGCATTTCAACTTGCTCCATTGGCACACCGTATTGCTGCGCACCGGCAATTGCTTGCTCTACCAAAGCCTGTTCAATTTCCGGAGGAAGCTCACTAATGGGTGTTGGCTCAAGCGTAAATGGCCGATCTCCTGTTGGACTGAACAAATCGCTTAACCAAGCTTTGGCAGCTCTGCATTTGTTCCCAGTAACCTGCATATAAATTGTCGTCACGCCTGCCTTTTGTATTTGTTTCAGCTTTTCTGGTGGATACTCCCCCTTTTTGCGATACAAACAATCAATTAATCGCGTAGTAATTTCAATTTTGTTCGCTTTCGCTGACTCCCAACATTGCTGCACATGTGCTGCCAGACTCGATATATTGATAGTCGGTGGCCGTGACATTTCCACGTCATTTCTCATGCGTGCTTCATCTTGTTGCTGCAACTGTGCCGCGTTTGCTTTAAGCAATATACCCATTAGTCCCAACCTTGATCTGTGCTGTCGTCCTGCACATAACTTGCAGATGCGTAGCTATGTGACATTAGATCTTGTAGTAATCTGACCGATACAGCGAATGTTCGAAATGCGTCTGCTGGGTGAGAATGCTCATCGTGCAGCGGATAACCCTTCCAAGTGCCTAGCTTGTCATCCCAAGCTTTTCGGTAATTCGTAAGCCCAGCAACGCCCGTTTCTGTCTTCGTTTCATCAAACCAGCAAAGACCCAAGACAGATCGAACCGCCTCAATCCCATCCATGACTGACAACCTCGGCGCAATTTCAAAGTTAATGCCCATGTTTGCAGCTTGTTCTTGGCGAGATAACCCGGTTGTTAACTCTCTTTGCGCGATATCATGTGGCGCCACATGAATACCATACGAATAACCATGCTTAATTGCTAACTCAGATAAGTGATCGATGTAGTGTTTGAGGCCTTCGCTGTGATTTTGGTAAAAATTGATGACTCTATATTCGCGCCCGACTAGCTGAACAAACCAAATGCTCATATAGTCACTAACGCCCAAATCCCAAAAAGTATGGACCTGAGCAGATGTTTCATGCGGTACCCTTGTAATTCGATTTTCCCGGTATATTTTGTCGAATTGCGTGGCGTAATATGCCCCTTTAATCGCTTGTTCAAACGCCTCTGCTGGGGTGCTTGGATACTCACGCTTCATATCGGCGCCTAAAACGCGCTCTTTTGCTGCATACCACTGCTTTTGACCGTTTGTTAGCGTGATGCCTAATTTAGATTCAAGTTCAACGAAGTATGTTTGTAGTCGCTCGACAATAGGCAGATTGCTTTCGATCGAATAGTTAGGGTCTTGGTACCAGGGATAAAAGAAAAATTCCCAATCGAGCCGAGTCAATTCTCGACCAGATTTCTGATTGTTTTCTGCTTCTGTACTGTACTCGTAAAAATACCCGCCTTTACCTTCAGCCGTACTTTCGATAGTGATAACACAGTTAAGGCCGACCGCTTCGAAAGCACCGGTCACAATCTCACGGGCTTTTTCAGGGTATTTGGCACAAATTTTACCAAACTCAGATATGTGCAAATATTTTAATGTGCCACCCCTAAACGATGTCCCCACTGTGATACTTGAGCCATTTGCAAAAACAAGTTCACCTGCCGAGTCATTTTTAGCCGGCATCATTGCTTTAATTGACGCGGGCAGATTGTCATAAGCGAATTTTATCTTTTCACGAAACAAGCGTTTTGCATCGTCCTTCGCATGAGCTATGACGGCACATTTGGTGTTATCGACAAATAATGCTGCATCTAGCATGAAGATCATCATAAATGTCGTAAAGCCAAGCTGCCGAGCTTTCAGTATAATGTTTCTAAACCACATATATTGAAAAAAGAAAGACTGTGCGGGGTTCATCTGAAACAGCACTTTGTTGCCATTTTTGTCGGTGATGTAGTACAAATTATTGATACGCCAAAGCCAATCGGTAAGCTTCGCTTTTAGTTCAGCTTCACTCATTTCAGGCACAGCCATATCAACCATTTGGGGTTATATTATCCTGCGGCAGTGGGCTTCTTTGCTGCTCAGCATTGCGTGCTGATATTTCCGAGATAAGATTCATTGTTAAATCGCCATCAATCTCATGCTTATCTTTGAATGCCTGAACAGATACGTGTTTGCCAAGAAGCTCCAAATTCTTAACTTTATCTGGCCATTTAATTTTTTTAAGCATGGCTTCTGTCTTATCAACGTCGCTTAAATGAGCAATCTCCATAACATCAATGCCAGTGACTGTTGTACGCCATGCTTTGGGCCAGTCATTGAGGGGTTTTAAAGTCATATCATCATTCATGATATCCAGAACATCCATTTCATCTATTTCAATGAGCCGCCTCAACACATAATCAGCGTCTATATTATTTCGCTCGTTACGCGCCTTTTTTGCAGCCTGATATGCTTCCCAAATCGGCCAATAATTTTCCGTGCACTTGTTTTTGTCGTCTTGTATCCATTGATACGAACATTTTTTCGCAGTCGTTTCAGCATAGCCGGCTTTTATGGCTGCTTTATACGCATTTAACTTTTCGTCGGCTAATACATATTCGACAAAAGCTGCACCCTTCTGACTTAACGCCATTACTTGCTCTTTATTGCCTCTATAATTCCAGCCAATCCTTTGCTAGGTGCTTTCAAGCCATTAATTGATGCGTGACGGGACTGCGTTTCATTTCTTAGATCGCCAAAATATGCACGGACCACATAAGCAAACGTGCCAGATACGGTAATAAACACAGTAGCCATTTCGAAGCTGAACGCTAAATCAGCCCCAGATGTGCCATATACATAAGCAACGGATAATACAAATACGATCGATAGACCAATCAAAGCATTCATTGCTTTATTCACTATTTTTGCCCGAGTTTCTTGTGCATCGGCAGAACACATTGCTTTGTATTTGTCGGCATCAGCTTGCTCTTTAGTTCGCTCCAAATCTAATTTAGATAGCTCAATTTGAGCTTGTAAATCTAACCGATCGATTTTACTCACGGCTATGTCACCGCTGTCCGACAACTGCAATTTGTCACCGTCCGGCAAGAATGCATTGATAGCGGTCATAACTAAAGCACCCAACGGATGGCTTGATAGGGCTGCACTACCAACATCCGCGATTACATCAAAAATCTTCATTTAGCGACTCCACGGCAGTTAACCATTCCTGAACATTAAAGTTCGGACAAGTTTTAGCACTGTCTAATTCGCGGTGCCCTACCACGCGTGCACGATTGAATTTATTTCTCAATGCTTTAACTAACGATTTAAGAGATGACAACTGAGGTTGTTTGAACTCGTCTCGGCCAACCAAGCAAACTCCAATCGATTCATGGTTGTGCCCTCTAACATGCGCACCAGGCCAGTATATAGGACGGCCATATTCAACAGCGCCACCACGACCTATCACAAAATGATAGCCAATACCGTCCCAACCCATTTCCTTGTGCCAGCGGTGAATATCCGCCGCTGTATGCTCACGTTCATTTGGTGTATCAGAGCAATGGATAACAATATACTTAACGTCGCTAATATTCATTTTTCTGGTCCTGGATTCGCGCTTTAGCTTGAGCAATGGAAAATTCAGCAACACGAGACTCGCGTTTGTCTTTTCGCCATTGAAAGAATAGGTTGGTGAGATATCCTGCAAGTGCAATCAACATCCCTAACAACATAATCAACTCATTGAAATCTAGCCCGGCTACAATAGTCGTTGCTGCGCTAGCTGCATAAGTTGTTTTTGTTGCAATCTCTTGTGCTGACATTTACCTCGGCCGAATTTTAGATATAAAAAAAGCCGCAAACAGCGGCCTTTAGAAACGAAAAAGCCCCGCGAAAGCGAGGCTATAAAATTTATTTATGGGTTTTAGTCCCAAGATAGAAAAATCGTATATTAAATTCGGGGGGAATTCAAGTGCTCTTAGACTAAGCTATATAAACTTTGCGTAACCTACTCTGAAGATCTAGAAAAATTTCGTTTGATAGCTGTCTTATTTGAGTTCTTGAATAGTCGTCCCAAAGCCTCTGTTTCAATACTAATAATTGCAAAGGAGTTAAATCTGAAGAATCTTTGTGGGAGCAATACTCGCTTTTGTAATACACGGTTTGAGCTGCGCCCTTATAACAGTCCAGTCTAGAAAACATATTTTCTATTTCTTCTTTAAATATTAAATTTTCTACTGCAGGACCACAAATTAACAGAAGATCACCTACCGCAGATATAAATTTCCGCTCAGTTATTTGATACTCGCCATATTCACAAGCGGAATCTTCACCTTGGAAAAGAGCCTTTATATATGTCCTATGCGAATATTCCAAGTCTCTCAATAACTCAAGTGTCTTAAAAGTAAGCTCAGCTTTGTGATTGTGCTTATTCTGATTTTTCCAACTATTCAATGCCTTAAAGGAAGCAAATAGCAATCCACCAGTAAACACTGCTCCGAAAAAAGCAGCGAGACTGTTAAAATCTATGCTTACTGATACGTGGTATTTGCCCTCTGAAACTATCTCTGCAAAGCAAAAAGCTAAAACAAACCCTACCAATATCAGCGAGACAAGAACACCAAAATACGAAACATCATCTTCAACAAAACTTTTTATTGATTGCCAAATGTGCCTGAGTTTACTCAATTTTCATTCCTAATAATTGCAGTTTTTCCCTACTGAATTAATATAAGTTAACAGAGTTTATTGAGCTAATGAAGATATGAGATTAACCCTTTTTACTGCGGCACTTGTTTTACTTGCGGGCTGCAATGGCGAAGAAGCGATTGCCCCTTCACAAGATGAAAGCATCGAGTTTGATACGACTAAAATCACGTATGCGTCTAGTTTCGACAAAGCACAAGATATTGCTGAATATACGATTTATAAGGATTCATTAAAATCGTTCTACTGCAGCTGTGACATAGTGTTCGATGACACGCAAGATTATGACGGCGATGGCAATAAGACCGAATCAATGATTATGCCGCAATCTTGTGGATACACACCTAGAAAAGCAACAACTAGCTCAGGCAAGCCCAATGCACGTGCAAGCAGAGTCGAATGGGAGCACGTTGTGCCTGCATCTCTAATGGCTGGCCATTTACCTGAATGGAAAGATAAAAATACGTACAGCGAATGTAAAAAATCTAATGGCAAGTATTTGTCAGGCAGAGATTGCGCGTATAAGTTGGTCCCATGGTTCAAAAATGCCCACAACGACTTACATAACCTGGTTCCAGCTGTAGGCGAATTAAATGGAGATCGCTCAAACCGGAAGTATGGAATTGTCTCGCAAGAACCGAGAGCTTACGGAGCATGTGATTTCGAAGTTGATTTTTCAACAGATCTAGCTGAGCCTGCAGATAGCATTAAAGGAAACGTAGCACGCATTTACAAGTATATGCACGCAATGTATAAATTTCCTATCACCAACGACGAAGTGAAGCTTTTTAGCGAATGGGACAAATTAGATCCGGTTGATGCTGAAGAATGTGCTCGTGATGCCAGAATCAAAGCGGTCCAAGGCAATTCTAACCCATTCGTATCAACAGCCTGCTCTAATTAAAATCAACCTAACGCTCGTCCAATAGTTTTTTTAATATTGGGCGACATTCTACTAGACCTAACAAAATATTCTCAGCCGACGATTTCGCATAAACCATACGACTTCTGAGGCTTTCAAGCTCATTACTTTGGCAGACCTGATTGACGGAACTTTTAGGTATTTACGGACTGTTAGATTTAGAAAGGTGTACGTGCTTAAGCCCCTCTTTTAATCGCTCAAAATGGGACTTTAGCTCTTTGTGGTCAGGGTGACACTCAAAATTATCAATTAAAGATTGATAATACCGTGCTCGCTCAGGGCCCAGCTCGTCTGAATCATCCTCGTTAGATTTACTATATGCGACAGCATTTTTAGCTGTATAGATTAGATAATCAAATTGGCACGCAATTACTTCCAGCTGCTTACGTGAAGCTTCAATAATTTCAGTTTCTTTAGAAGCATCTTTGATAAATTCCAAGTTGAGAATAATTCTTGATTTACACACTTCCAAGCTATCAAGGGACTGCTCGCAAGGCTGCCCCATCAATATATTCTTTATGCTTCTTGTATATGCAGCTTCTAGACTATCAACGTCCTTAATTAGATCCGGCATCAGATTTACCTCAAAACGATTAATTGATTTTTTTCGTAGTTTAAAAAACGAAAAAGCTATCACGCCAAAAAATGAAAGCGTACTCACCGTTAAAACACAACTGAAGCTAAAACTCAGGACAGATATAGTTGCGTCAAAATCCCTGCGTATTGCAAACTCTACCCCCACTAACAGGGCAATAAGCACCCAAAAACCTAAAAATATTTTGCAGTAGCGCTCCAACCATCCGTCGATCTGTTTAAAAATACCGTTTTTCATAAATCATTCCGTTTCCCTTAAGTCAGATATTGTATCGGCAGGCTAACATTAATGTTAAGGGTTTATTCTTTTTGTGAACTCGGTCTATAATAATAGAAAGCTAAAATCTCAGAATCATTCTTAGTCGTGCGACATTTAACTATAGCTATAGGGATATAAATGAGCAAAAATCATAACCGATTATCTTTAGGTGTAAACGAGTATGAACTTGAAGCCATTGCCGAAATATATAGATCAATAGTACTCACTGATAACGAGAAGTTTGAGAGTCAAATGATGGTTGTGCACATTTCTGAGGGTATATTATTCAAGCGCAACATTCGATTCAAATTAAGTGGTGGGAATGCATGGTTAGCCGAGAATCCTAATGCTCCCTTTTTTACTCAGTTTTTATACAGCATATGTCTCTTAGATACAGACGCGCGTATAGCTATTCTAAGGGCTGTAAAAAATCAACCCGATTCTTTTTAACTCACCGACAGTCAAACTAACGGTTTTTTGATGGGCTTCGATCCGGTCAAGTAGAAGAAAATCAATTACATCCAGACTGGTTTGACTTTTCTTTGTTTCATAATCTTTAAAATGAAAGCTATATTCGAAATTGAGCTTAATTTTTAAGCTCAGCATTGCTGGATATAGAGAATAAGAACTTAATATTTCCTCATTTTTAAATATAAACTCTTCTAAGCCTCTAATTAAAATTAACAAGCTCTTATTTAAATTTTCAAGCTCACCCGCTTCAACCAAAACTAACTGTCCCACGATGAGCTGCTGATGTAAATCTTTCACCTGCTCTTGATGACTCTCCGCACGCGATAAAATTCGCTCAATATCCAACTTTTCTTCTTTAGGTACAACTTGTCGTATAAATTGCTTTTTCAAAAGTTGCGCTAATCTTTTCATTCAATAGAAATCCGTTGCCCGTAAGAAATGTATCTAAGATATTCCATTTCAATATATTAAGGACACTATAATTGTGCGCAGCTTTAGAAGCAACACAATTAAACGGTATTTTATCAACAGTGTGCCGAGGATTTTGATCAATCAGATCGTGAACAGCTAGCCATTCTGCTGTACTAAAAAAGTTACATTGTCTGCACCTAATTTTATTTCTTCAAGCTTGTAGAACCACTTGGTGTATGCCTCTCGCATTTCGTTCATATAGTTGTATCTGTCGTAAACCTCCATAACACCACCAAATTTGTGCCCCAACATTTTTTCGGCTGCCGGCAATTGCACAAACTCAGACCAATTAGAACGGGCCGTTCGTCTCAAGTCATGAATTGTAAAATGTTCGAGAGTATATTTATATCGGCGCAAGCAATACTGAACAATTCCATAAGGCAATGAAATTTGGAAATTCTCTGCACAAGGCTCTGGGTTCGGGCCCTTATTTCGGTCTTTTGTGAACATCCAGCGTTTTGAATCAGAAATATTAAATGCGGCTTGAATGTACGGAACGATCTCTTTAATCAAAGGCCTGATTATCGGCTGCGGATTTGTCGAGCGGCTTATCTTGTTCAACTCAGGTGGTACAGTCCAGGTCATCGAGTCGAAATCAAAGTGATTTCTCTCAGCCAATCTTAGCTCCGACGCTCGACAACCAAAAAATAAACAGAGGTAAAAAAATAATTTATTTTTCGTCGCCATATTCGACTCCTCGGAAGCTAATAACGCATAGTAAATATCCGTTTTACTCAATGTTCGATCGCGTTTAACTTTTTTTGCTCCGATAAACGCCGGTGTGACATTAACTAGAACGTTTGTTTTAATTAATTCACGTCTCTCACACCATGTAGCACACTGTCTCAATTCAGTGGCAATAGTTGCGCTCGTAGCTTCGCGTTTATTTTTTATACCTTCCAATAAATCTAACCAGGTATTGAGATTAATATCATCCCAATACAACTTTCCCAATTTGGGGAATATCCAGTTTTCGAAACGTCGGATGACTTGGGTGTGGCGTTTTTTGGTTTGTTTGGCGCTTTTTTCGTACCACAAGATACAAACCTCTGATACGGTGAGTTGATTCTGGTTACTCAGCTTGTCTCCTAAACGCTTTTTGCGTGGATCGATGCCCTTTTTAACCCACGCCTTAACCTCTGAAACCATCCCTCTGGCTTGTTTTAATGTCAATTCTGGATAATTGCCTATATCGTACCAGACTTCTTCATATCCTCTAGCCCTGGCTGGGTTTGCTATACGGAATCTTAGTTGAAATGTAACCACACCATTTTTTGATACACGTGCAGACATTGAATCTCGGTCTGATTTGATAATACGTTTGGGGTGATTTTTATTTGTGACTGACTTTAGCCACGCGTCTGTAAGCGGCAT